TCACCAGACCATCGGTAGTCCGAGGCATTGGCGCGCCCACTGTTCCACGGCACGATTCTCCTCGTCGTCGCCAAGCAGCAATAAGTATCCGGCGGGTTTTCCGTTCTTCGCATGTTCCAGCTGCTTGATTACGCCCCAGTCCTTCAAGGTGGTGATTGAGCGTTTGAATTCTTGGTTTGCAGCGCCTTTCCGCTTTTCGATGTATTCCTGGGCGTCTTCGCTCATGGCCTGCTCTGGCGATATGCCTAGCTTGCCGTAGTCGTATGCGAATGTTTCGGCTCCGCGCTTGTAGTATCGGCATGGGTAGCCCTTGGCTTTTGCGTCAGGGGTTGGGCAGTTGCGCTCCGTGTCCCAGTCGTAGGTGACGCTGGCCATGTAGGTGAGCAGCAGCAGTGCCGAGTTGCTTGTGGAGAGAGTGCCGTCAGCCCTCATCTTGGAGAACTTGCCCATTTGACCGAGCTGACGGATTGCGTTGAAGTTGCGGTAGCCCATTTCTTCCATGTCTTTCCTCCCCACCTGCTGGTAAATTGGCAAGTGGAGAAATGCTCGCGCTTTTCTTCATCCCCTTCGGTGTGACAGCGCCGGAGGGGCTTTTCTTTACCCGTACTTATTTGTACCATTGGTAGTAGACAAATAAGTACCAACTGGCAGTACGTATAAATACTGCAACCAATACTTATATGTACCATCTGTATAAGTAATATATAGATTAGTAACATTCTTTTTATAGGGGCAATGTGCAAAAAAAAGAAAAAAATCAGCATGTCCAACCCCCATCTGCGGTAGCTTGAAGCAAGGAGAAGGAAGGGGAAAAATGAAGAAACTGATTTACCTCGTGCTATCCGTGCTGTGCGGAATCTCCGGTATCTACGGCATATACGACACCATCACCACGCCGAAGTACGATCTGGCCACAAGCATCATGACGGTTCTGCTCCTCGCATTCCTCGCATGGTTCTTCTGGCATCTCTCCCTCAAGCCTGAGCCACGCCATAAGCATCAAGCGACGAATGCGCCTGAATCATCGCCGGAAGCCACCTCAGACGCTCCAACAGTGGAAACGGCACCAATCACCCACGTCAATGCGAATAGTGGCGTGGAGGACGATTACGTGGCTGTGGATATTGAGACCACCGGCCTAGGTCGTGACGCTCGAATCATCGAATTGGGAGCCGTGAGAATCAGGCACGGACGCAAGGTCGCGTCATACAGCCAGCTCGTCAACCCGCAGATTCCGATACCGGCCAAGGTCACGCAGATCACCGGCATCACCGACCGGAACGTCAAAGGCAAACCCACCATCGACAAAGCGCTACCCAAGTTCTACGCTTTCTGTGGGCGTGACACTTGGATAGGCCACAATATCCGACGCTTCGACATTCCGGTGATCGCCAGGGAGGCGCAGAGGGTCGGCGCCGGAATGCCGGACGTGAGCTTCTACGACACGATGGAATTATCCCAGGCATTGCTGCCGCAGCTTGACCACCATCGCGTGGTGGACCTCATTCGATATTTCGGCATCGCCAAGACCGAGCGGCATCGCGCCGCCGACGATGCTGCACAGACAGCGCAAATCTTCGAGCATTTGAAGCAGATATAAGCTTTATAAAGACTTATAAAGACTTATAAAGACTTATAACCGCTAGCTGATTTTCGCGTCGAGAAACGCATGATCGCCATCGACATAAGCCCGCTCGATTAGCTTATGCGTCGCGGCGTAAATAAGATCATTGGACGGATACTCCTTCGCCATCTGACTTTGGATGTCCTGATCGGAAATCGACGGGTCAAGAATCTTCGCCATGATGGGGAATACGCTGCTGATCTCGTCATGCGGCCCATCGACGTAGACGCGGAGCATGTCGTTTTTCCCGTATCCGAGCACTGCCCCGTAGACCAGCACGTCCACTGACGATTGGCCGAGTCTTCCGTGGAGAGCGTCTGCGGTGGAGAAAGCGCCGGTGCGATACTCCGCCCGGTAATAGGGGCCGTTCGAATCGCTCGGCGTGAATTTCTCGACGTCGGTTATCGGCGTGGATGAGTTCGCGTTGAACTCGTCCACAAAGCTCTGCGCCGTCTTCTCGGCTGCCTGTTGTTGTGGCTTCTCCTGCTGTGCGCTGACGTCCGGCGTCTTGGCCGGCGTGGAATCCGGCTCCTGCTGGCTTCCGCAGCCACAGGCCGTCGCCAGGAGAAGCGTCGCAGCTGTGATGGCAATGATTTTCTTACGCATTGAAAAACCTTTCTTTGATTCTATTTGGCGATGTGTTGAGCATGGCTCGGTAGTCCGTGAGCACCTGCGTTGTCACGTTCAGTTCCTCGGCTATCGACCATAGGTCATCGTCGTACATGCGTTCCGCCAATGCTAGTTCTGCCGGATCGATGAGCAGGCGCGCGGTCTGCCGCCGTGTACGGATCTCTACTTTCGAACTATTGTTCGCACAGCCGGTGTCGCCATGCCGCCAATGCAAGAGCTCGTGCGCGAGAGTGCACCGTTTGGCCGTGTATGTGAGCCTGCGGTCGATCAGTATCACCTCGGTCGCGGCGTCGTAGCAACCCCAAAGGCCATCGGGGAGAATGGCGCTGGATACGGTGACCGGCAGTCCGACAATCGCGCGGCGCATGGCGCCGTATGTCATGCGCCGGTCGATAGGCAGGTCAGGCAGGCTCGTCGTAATCCGGCCCAGCCTCTCCATTGATGGCCTCCTGCTTGCCAGCGGCGTCATAGGCGGCAAGACCATAACCGCCTGCCTGCGCTTTCCTCTCGGCGGCTTCGACCGCATGGCGCTTGGAGTCCATCACGATGTCTCCGATGGATACGCCGGTCACTTCGCTGATGCGTTCCAGGTCACTCAGGTTGAGCGGGAGGCTGTAGTTTGCCCTCGTGTACCAGTAGACCTCGCCGAAGCCGCAGGCCTTGGCGAATTCCTTGATGGTCATGCCGCTTTGCTTTTGGAGTCTGACGCATTCGTCCATGACCTGCTTGGCGAAATGCGTGACCTCCTGTGCTTTTCTTCCCATGCTTCAAATTATAGCTAATTGCGTAGTCATATGTGCATAAATCGTGAAGACTACGTAATTACGAATACGAGAAACTTCGTAATTACGTATATTAAAAACCGTCGAAAGGAAAACCGAGATGTTGAGCACCAAGAAGACCAAGACCCCCGACCACTACCCGTGCGGCCACATGCGCGGCCCCGGCTGGCACGACTGGCGCGCCTGCCTCACCAAGCAGGGAATCGAGGAGGATGAATGGCCGGTCTGACCGAAACCGCCAGCCGTAACCTCGCGGGCGAACTGGCCCGCCATCGCAAAACACGCGAAGACCTCGCCAAAGCGTGGGGATGCGCGCCGAAAACAGTGGACACGCGACTCCGCGGCCAAACACCACTCACGACCGACGAAATCGAAAAAGCCGCCCACCTACTCGGCCTCGAAGCCTCCACCCTCACCATGGTCCTCATCCAACCAATCGACGCCGCAAGCCAATTCAAAGCCTGAAAGCCACAACCAAAGGAGCCTCCGATGAACAGCAAGACCTACACCCGAGAACTGCGCAAAGCCTGCGTGGAAGCCGTCTTCGACACGATCGTCAAGGAAGCGCAGAAATGACCAGCCAACTACTCAACCCGCCAAAACCGCCGGAATCAAGGAAAACCATGAAACCGCGAATCGAACTCATCGGCACTACCGGCTACGCCATCCGCATCCAGGAAGACAAGAGCGGCCAACTCATCGAACTCCACGCGGACGGTGGGGAAGTCCTCGCGGACATCCCCGAAAGCACCCTCGACAACTTCGCCTACACGCTCAACGACGACCTAGGGAACATGCGATGAGCCAATCATTCGAACTGCGAATCATCGAGGACGGCACGCACAGCAGTGACCACAGCTGCCTCATCGGACTCAGATTCGACATGGCAGACGGATACCAGGAACACATGCTCAACAAAACCGACCTCATGAACCTCCGCCGCGAAATCGGACGAACACTCAAAGAACTCAACCAGAAGAAGGACAAGAAATGAACATCTTCCAACAACGAGAACAAATCCTCGCGAACCTCATCGAAGCATGCAAGGACCACGACGAAGAGAAAACCAACCACCTGCTCAACCAACTCACGGAACTCGACAAGACAGCCGAACAGAAGCCACTGCCTGAAGAACCGAAGGAGCAGGGCTTCTATGTCACCGCGAATGATGGTCGGCTCCTGCTTAAGGACATCGATGATGACTGGTCGGCGCGCACATATGATAACTCGGCTAAGCGCATCTGGAATGGCAATAGACAGTATGTGAAGTGGCCGACTGTCTGCGAAACGCTCCCGCCTGAAGCATTCCCACTCAAGCGAGTGAACACTGGGAGCGACGATGACTGACCATGATTACTGGCTTGAAGACATGCAAGCAATGAAGAAGCGGAAGAAGCCGAACTACACGCGCCGCCGCATCCTCTTCGCCATCGTCAGCATCGGCCTCATCTCCAGCCTGACCATCATGCTCACATGGCATGGCGGCAGCACCACCGCCGCGCTCATGGTGGAAGGCGTGTACATCGCCACCGCATTGTGGCTGATCGTCAGATTCGCGCCACGCGACTAAAAGACTTCCCACTGGCCGGCAGTCCAAACAAACAACCCAATCGGATTGTTCCGCGGGACACCCACGTTCACTCATTCGTCGGCCAGTGGGGACACATAACTGAATATCGATTATTATCCACGCGCCGACCATTATCGCTGCACATACACTGTCGGCGCATTCGGCTGGGCGACGGTTCGCCCGTCCACGGATTCCACTCTCTTCTCTCTCTATCAACCACGCAGGCACTCCGGTGCTTGCAAACCCTTTCAAGTCCGCCTGACGGCTTCAGTCACCGTCGGCCACGCCACCGGCCGTGAACACGTTCAGGTCTGTGTTCCAACAGTCAAAGTGGCGCTCGGGAATCCACGGACGGCACTGGTTCGACTCCAATGCCAGCCACTCAGCCCCATCCACTCGTCAGGACGGGGCCTACAACGTCAACAAGCAAAGGAAACACAATGGACGGAAACAAACCACAGGTGGCAACATGGGTGCTCTGCGTCGACGTCGACCCCGACAACCCGGAATCCGACCCAATGTTCATCGCCACACTTGACATGCCGCTGGACGGCAGTCTGATCAGCGTCGCCCTGCCCGGCAACAGACTCGGCGAATGCACCGCGCTTGCCGCCAGAACCGCATGCCAGGCCATCGACAAGGTGCTCAAACGTCACCTCGAACGCGGAGGCGGCAGCGACACCGTGGAAATGCTCGACGGCCTCCACATCGACCCGATGGGTGACATTCGGGACGGCAGGCCATGACCGACCTGCTCACGCCAGCCGAACTTGCCGCCATGCTCGGCATGAGCCCACGCACCCTCGCCAACTGGCGCAGCATCGGCAAAGGCCCGCCATACGTGAAAATCGGCGTGGAACCGCCCGAAGGCCATCAGGACAGGCGAAAAGTCCGCTACCAGCGTCAAATCGCTGAACGGTGGGCTCTGGCGCACGAATACCGAAGGACGGTGGCGAGATGAAAAACGGCACGTTCATTCCAGTGACACGGGTCCAAAGCCGCCCAGATGTCAAAAGCGATGGGAAAGCACGCTTCGGTGACAACAATCCGACCATCACGCAGCAAGGAATCGACGTGGACAAGTTCATCAGCGACAACCACGCGCTCATCGAAAACTTAAGGAAAGGAACACGTTGAAACACGAATACACGGGCGACGAGCTCGCCGAACTGAAGAAAATCTATGACGAGTCGGGAGAAGCCGGACTCCAGATCGGCGAAATGCGTGCGTTACGCAAGGCAGGACTCCTCACCCCGGACCTGCCACCGGAACAGGAGGCGCATGAGGACATCCTGGCCGACTATCAGGCCATCAGCAAGCCCACGACGGAACCGGCGGAACCGTCGAAACGTGACCTCATTCTCGCGCACTGCAGAAACCGCATCGACCAAGGCCAACCATTCGACGGCAAGGAAACCGCCGAAGCGCTCAACCTAAGCCAGAAAACGGCAGGCAACATCATCGGCCAACTCCGCAAGGAAGGACTACTACCGGCCTTCGACCAGCATTCACCCCGCAAAACAACACGGAAAAACGCCACAACCGGAAAGAAGAAAGAAACCATGACCACCACAGTCCAGGAACAGAAGCAGGAAGCCGAGCCGGAAGAGCCGCGCACCATCATCGCAAACGCCTTGGTCGGCATCTTCGACGCGGTGAGCGCCTTGCAGCGCACCGCATTCCAAGCCAACGACAAGGTGGTCTACGGCTTCGCCACGAAACTGCTCACCGGCGAATTGATGGACATTAAAGCCAACTACAGCAAGGACGCAAAATGAGACTCAAATTCGATAGCGAGAGTGGCGTTTTCACCATCAAGCCAGAGTCCGAGGCGGAGATCACCAAGCTCAGGACGTCCGCGTTGGATATCGCCAATCTCGTGGTCGATTATTTCGACGCCGACGTCATCAAAGCAGACATAAACAAGCCAAGCAATCAGCAGGGAGCCTGAAATGAAGCGTATTCCACTCAAGGACACGGAACGCTACACGGTCGAACGGTTCAAGCAGGGCAAGAAGACGGAACGTCATCTCGCCTGGCTGAAGAGCCGTAAGGCCGGTGTGGGCGGTTCCGACATGAGCACGATTCTCGGCCTGAATTCCTTCAAGACGCCTTATGAGCTTTGGCTTGAGAAGACCGGCCGCGTGGAGCCGGAGGACATTTCGGACAAGTGGGCGGTGGTCAGGGGCAATGCCCTGGAAAACGAATTGCGCAAGCGATTCCGCGCCCAGCATTCCGAACTGCTGGTCACTGACGGTACGGACAAGCAGTTCATCAGCCGCGAAAAGCCCTATCTGAGGGCTTCCCTTGACGGCATCCTGCAGAAAGAGAACGGCGATTTTGGAATCCTCGAAATCAAAACGGCGAGCGGCCGTCGAGCGGGGGACTGGCATGACGAGGATGGCAACCTCCGAATCCCGCCATACTACTTGGCTCAAGTCGAATTCTACGCGCTCGTCACCGGCTGGACGTGGGGCTATGTCTACGCGGCCATCGGGGACGACGAGCCGGTAGAGATTCCCTTCGAGGCGGACGTGGAGGATATGGCCGCGATCGACAAGGCCGCCACCGACTTCTGGCATTTCGTCACCACAGGCACGCCACCGCAATTGACCGGCGGGGACGTGCAGAAGGCGTTCCCAGAGCCCACGCCGGACATTGTGGACGAAAGCGACGATGACGACCTGTACGACCTGCTCGCAAGATACGAGAGCGCCACCGGAATGCTGAATGACACGAAGTCCGCTCAGAAGGAATTGCAGGAGCAGATCATTCTGCGCATCGGCTCGCACACCGGCATCAAGTGCGGGAATTTGCAAGCCACCTACAAGCCGATGACCCGCAAGGAATACACCGTCAAAGCCACCACATACCGCAAATTCACACTCAAAACCATCGAAGAAAAGGAGCAATAAAAAATGGGAGCAATCGCACAGCAGGCGCAAGGGCAGCAGTTGCAGCCGCTCAATCCGAAGGGCAAGCTCAAGCAGCTTGTGGAGCATTCGTGGCCGCAGATCGCGCGTGTCATCGGCGGCAACCTCGACAGCGAGGCGCTGTTGCAGATGTGCATCAGCAGCATCAACCGCACACCCGCCTTGGCCGACTGCACGCCGGTCAGCGTCCTTTCCTGCTTCATGCAGTGCGCGGCACTTGGCTTGCGCCCATCCGACGTGGATGGATTGGGACAGGCGTACATCCTGCCCTATGGCAACAAGAACTATGCCACGGGGGAGAAGCAGGCCACCTTCGTCATCGGCTACAAGGGCATGCTGAAACTGTTGGAGAACAGCGGCATCTACGCGCAGCCGAGAGCCGTCTACGAGGATGACAACATCAAGCTCAAGCTTGACGAAAATGGCGTGCCGACCATCGAATGCCCGGACGAGGTGAACGTGGACGCCGACCACAGCGAGGACAAGCTGAAATTCGTGTACCTCTCTGTCCAGCTGCCGAATGGCGGACGCTACGCCGACTACATGTCGAAACGCGACCTGCTCGAATACCGCGAGAAGTACGCGCCACGCAATCGCAGCCGTCAGATCACCGGACCGTGGGTGAAGAATTTCGTGGAGATGGCGAAGAAGACCATCATCCGTCGCAGTTTCAAATATCTGCCGGTCAACATCGAGGCGAAGAAGGCCGCGAGCGTGGACGAGACCACACCGGATTACAGCGACGTGTTCCAGCCGGTAATCACCGATTCGACTGATGACGTGACTGCCGAGGTCATGGACACCGAAGCCGACTCCGAGCAGCAGGCCGATGCGAAGGACGGTGAGTGATGGCGGGGGAGACCGTTATCACGATCGTCGGCAATCTGACCGCCGACCCTGAGATTCGCACTTTGAGCAATGGCGGCACGGTGGCGAACTTCACCATCGCGTCCACGCCACGCGTATACAACAGCCAGGCCAACCAGTGGGAGGACGGTCAGGCGCTGTTCCTCCGCTGCTCGGCCTGGCGTGACCTCGCCTCGCATTGCGCCCAGACGCTCCGCAAGGGCATGCGCGTCATCGCGCAGGGCCGGTTGCAGCAGCGTTCCTATCAGGCGCAGGACGGTTCCAACCGCACGGTCATCGAATTGCAGGTGGACGAGATCGGCCCGTCGCTCAAGTATGCGACGGCTCAGGTGCAGAAGATGCAGTCAGGCTCATACCAGGGCTGCAACGCCAATGGCGGCTATCAGCAGCCGCAGCAGCCCCAGCAGCAGTCGCAGGCTCCGGCCGATGATCCGTGGGGCGCTCCGGCTGGAGAGACTGACTTCTGATGATGCGTGAGTGGATTGAGCCGCCGGACGTGCTGCCGGTATGTCCCAAACATGGGTGCGCGCTGTATCCGGCGCGCCCCATACCATGCCCCGAATGTGAGGCCGAAAGCGAAGACCATTACGCGGACATTGGCGATGCCGACATTTGGATTTTGGAGGACGAATGACGCAGGAAACCACCATCGACGTGCAGAAGGCCTACTGGTGGACCCAGAACAAACGTGGAGACTGGCGGGCGAAATACCGGCGCACCAGCGTCGTGAAAAGATGCGCCTACCTCACCTACCGCAGTCTCATCAACAGCGGCAAACTCAAGCCGCCCGCCAAATGGCCGGTGCATGTGACCGCCATCATCCACCCCTTGACACACGGCAGATTCGACCCCGAGAACGCGGCGCCGATGGTCAAGGCAATCTTGGACGCCATCACACAAGCCGATTTCTGGCCGGACGATAACGCCAGATACGTGGTCGGCCCGGACTATCGGCTAGGCGAGCCAAGCACCGAAAAAGGCGTCTACCACATCACAATCCGAATCGAAGAGGAAGAACACTAATCATGGCGACGAACGTGACTGAGAAAGACAAGACACTGCAAGAGATCATCGACTGGTGCGAGCAGCTTGAGATTGATGGCTTGAGGCTTGCAAACGCTCTTCTGATGCAGCGTGACACGACCGCATACGGTGTCGTGAAGGGGCAAATCGACGCATACGGAAAGACAGCTGACCACTGCCGTTCCATGCTCGGCTACAGCGGCTCCATGCTGTCCTGCCTCACCTACGAGGACACGGACAATAGCGACCCATCCGATCAGCCCCAGGTGGGCGACTACGGCGTGGCAGTCCGCGAGACCGCAGACGGCCAGGAGGAAATACCCTTCCACATCGAACGGGAGGAACGCACCGGACTGCCAGTCGCACTCCTGAACGAACGACTGTATGCGAAACCGGAAGACGATATAAAAGACGGCCTGTATGTGAGCCTGTTCCAGCTCTATCTGGACGGCTTTATGTTGAGTCGGACGGGCCGAAAGCGGAACAAAGACGCGGAGGCATAGTCATGTGGTTCAAACGCAGACGCAACGAATTCGGGTGTCCAATGTGCGGCAGACTACCCAAAATCGTTAAGAGCCATACACAGGATGGGGATTACATCAAGTCGATATACCGGCTTCAATGCCCCCGAAAGCACCTCTCTACAAACTGGTACAGCGACCCTATGGATGCAAGCATCCAGTGGAAACACGTAGTGGACGAATACAAGAGGAAGGACACGAAATGAGCGCGTATCAGCCTGTTCTTGACCCCGCCTGCGGCGGCCGAATGTTCTGGTTCGACAAGTCGGATGATCGAGTGCTTTTCGGTGATGTGCGTGATGAAAGCTGGGAATTGTGTGACGGGCGTAGATTCGATGTCAAGCCGGACATGCTGATGGACTACCGCGACCTGCCGTTCCCCGACGGGACGTTCCGCATGGTGGTGCTCGACCCGCCCCACCTGCGCAATGCGGGGGAAACGAGCTACATGGCGCAGAAATACGGTTGCCTCGACCAAGAGACGTGGAAAGCTGACCTCAAGACCATGTTCAGCGAGTGCTTCCGCGTCCTGAAAGAGCATGGAGTGTTGATTTTCAAATGGAATGAGACACAGATACCCGTATCGCAGATTCTCAAGCTCACAGCGCACAAGCCACTCTTCGGCAACAAGCAGCCGAACCGCACGGGAACACACTGGATTGTCTTCATGAAGGAGGACGCGAAATGAATAAACGGTACAAGGTTTGCCCACTTTTTTGGAGTGATTACGGCGATGAGCGCACCTTGATGAATATGGGTGTGTTTGAAAAGTTGCTGAACGAGGGTTGGCAGATTCTGCGGGTGGATACCATGCCGACAACGGAATTGCGTGATAACGCCGTCACAGCGACGAACGTCTACATTCCTTGAGAGGGAGGCTAATGATGATTAGTCAATACGACAAGGACATGTGTTGCCTGTATATCGCTGAGGGGATGAACTACATCTGGCAACAACGAGGGAACCAAGAGCTTTCCCGAATACTTGAACAATTGGCCGATAGGAAGCTCATGAAGCGTGTCCATGGCGGGTATGCGATCACGCTCAAGGGATTGTTGGCAGTCAAGGTGTGGAGACTTCACCTGTTCCTGTTCCATCACGGTGAATACAAGTACTTCAGGAGGAAGAAATGAGCAGGGCTGAGACCACCGCCATGCTGTCCAAGCTGGTGGAGAAGAGGTTGAGGAATCAGACCGCTTTTTGGGTGAGCGAGGTCAATTTCGACCGTAACACGCCCGACGAAAGGCGCGTGGACTACGTGGGCTTCAAGCCCTGGAACATCAACGGTGAGCCGGTGCCCGCAAGCGTCGAGAAAGGCTGCTTCGAGTTCTACGAGGTCAAGTCATGCATGGCTGACTTCACTAGCGGCAACGGACTGACGTTCTACGGCGATCAGAACTATCTGGTCTGCACGAAGGAACTGTGCGACGAGATCGTATGGCAGAAGATGGTGCCGCCGCGAGTGAACGCGATCCTGACACCGGATTCGACCGGCTCGAAACTGATTCTCGACTATGTGCAGTCCTACAACGACCTGTCATACAGGAGGCGTCCGGCAAGCGAAATCCTGTGGGCAATGGTCAAAGCGAACGGAAAGAGGACGAATTGAGCATCCTGCTGGACGAGGCCGACGCTTACGAGCGTGGCATGGATGATGATTTGACGTTTCAGACGGTTCGGGAGCTTGCCGGTGCAGCGTACATGGCCGGACGTTCCGCTCCACCAACTGATGCCGAGGTGGAGGCCGTGGCAAAACGCTTGCTATGGCGAAGCTGGTGGTCGTGGGATGGCATCGAAAGCGACTATGTGGCGAAGGGCGAAGACGATGCGTGGGATTACGCCGGGGAAATCTGTGGCTATCGGGAAGACTTCATCGATCGGGCGAAGGAAGTACTCGAAGTGGAACGACATGCGGTGACGGAATGAGACGGGATTATGTGTACGGGTATCCCACCAAGGATGAAAGCTCAGTGCGATGCTTCGTCGCGGTATCCTGCGGTAGTGGATACGATCATCCGCATCCGAAGGTCACATTCCACTCCGACCTGATGTACTGCATGGACTGTCATAAATGGTTCCTACCCGTGTACGCCAGTGAAGTCGAGCTTTTCCATTGGAAACCATGCTCAGTCTTACGGACGCGAATATTCCATCATCGAGCATACGAGAGAATCATCAAGCAAATCAAGGAGACGAAATGATAGGAAACAAGAATATTCAACGAGGGCTAATGGCCGTGCTTATGGCCGTGACAATGGTTTTCCCACTGGCCGGATGCGGTAATGAAGCGTATGCTGACGATGCTGAGAACGGTAGCAACTGCATTGATATGCGAGGCGACTTCGCGACCGATGAGTGCAGAATCAAGTTGCACGACGGTAGGACCGTGACATGCATCCGCTTCAACGTCTACAAGGGGGGAGGCGGTCTTTCCTGCGATTGGGACAATGCTAGCGGCAAGGACGGGGAGACGAAATAATGGAACATGAGCTAATCCCCGTATACACGAAGTTCAACGGTAACGGCGTGCGCGTGCAGAATGATTCAAAACTCATCGACTATCTGGACGATGGGTGGAAAATCATCAACGTCACGGCAGCGAACCCACTGGCATTGGACAATAATGAGGCCGTCGTGTTGTACGTGATCGAGAAGACTACTGCAAAATCATTGGAGCAAACGGAATGAATGAGCCTACCGCCGACGAGATCATGAAAATGTTCGCGGTTGACATAGCAGTTCTTCGTCGTGGTAGGCGCAAGCCGTCTGAGAAGCCGCCAGTCGGAAAGAAGAAGGCGAAAGCGTCGAAAAAGCCGGTCAAGCTTACTGCGGAACAGCTCGCACGGAAACGTGAGCACACGCGACAGTGGCGGATGGCCCACCGTGAGCAAGTCTTGGAATGCAACCGCCGATACAAGCTTGCGCATCGTCCGACATTCCACCATTTCAGCCGTGAGGAACAGGCGGCCTACAAACGCAACTACTACCTGCTTCATCCCGAGAAGAGAAAACGGAAGCGGGAGACTGTTTGAGACGTTAATCCAATACCGGTTGCAAGGTTGGGTGCAACCGGTATACTAGACATGTTCCGGCATTAATCGCACGCCTTCGGGCACCGGTGCGGAATCAACATACCATGATTTTGGAAGGCGTGCGATTGGCTGACTGCAAACTGTTGCGTTGCGGGCGTGAACGAGACGATACCAGGCAACTCTGCCCTGAATGTGAACAGCGGCTCCTAGCCGACTTGGAATGGTTCACGAAGAATATCGGATTTTTGGAAACCGACAAGATGAACCGCATCAACAAGAACCATGACGCTAACGGTGGCGGGGGAGGATACTCTGATAATCCGCCATTGAGGGAGCAAGTGTTCGACCTGCTGTATGAGGGAGACGAACGGGATGATAGCGTGTGGGGCACACTATCCGCGTTCGCTAAATGCTTAGGCGTCGAATACCTGAATCACGATCCGTTGAACGTGTTGGCGCAGCGGATAGCCGTGAAGAAAACCAAGCAAGGCGACCCCGCGTGTCTATGCTCAACGGCAACACCCGTGTACGCGCTTGAAATCCGCATCGCCCGCGACAAATGCCAGCGCCTGTTGAATCAAGGCCATACGGTCAGCTTGGGCAACTGCCCCAACACTGACTGCAACATGCCGTTAAGCGCTGACGAGACGGCAAAACAAGTCAAATGCCGTGGATGCAGGAACGTTTGGAACATCAACTTTTTGAGGACACTCATGCAAGACAAGATCAAACACAGCACTTACACGGGGACTGCTTCGGACATCAGAAGCAAACTCCAACAGGCTGGATACCTCGTATCCGCGAACACGTTGAAATCATGGGCGCACAGGGGCAAGCTCACCCCGGTACGCAAGGAAGGGCGGCATCCCATCTACCGTATCGCGGACGTGTACATGCTGATGCAGCAAACCACTCCGGTTGACGATATTTGGGGACTCGTTGGAAAGGATGCAAAGTGAAAATCGACCTCTCCAACCCGCCATACGCGGTCAAACTCAATGATCTCGGATTCGCATACTCGCACACCGACCATAAGAAAGGCGTCATCGTCTACACTCGCGCAGACCCCAGATTGGCCGGCTCCAAATGGGTTGACCATTGGGATGACATGGAATGCATCATCGACTTCGAGGATGCGAACTGCATGAAACCATCTTCATTCACGTTCAAGAACCTTCGCAACGGCGTCAGCAAAACCATTCAGGCAAGCAATCTCGCCCTAGTGGAAGAAGTAATCCGATGACCGCCACTATCAGCATCACCGACAAGGGCAAGACCGTCACTTATCACGCGCATCACATGCGCGACGTGATCGAACCCGTCAAAAAATCAGGCATGTTCGGGGAACAATTCGACGTGAAGAAGAAACTCCACACGATCACCTTCTACACGGAGGATTGAATTGAAAATCAACATCGACTGCTCGTTAATCCTCCTACTGTTGTCCGGCATGTTGGCACTCCTGAAAATCGGAGGCCAATTCCCATACTCGTGGATATGGGTGCTCGCACCCATTTGGATACCACTACTCGCATTGGCCGGTATCACAATCATCCTGATAATCGCTTGGATTATCGGCGTCATAGGCGTACTCATTCTCGAAAAGTTCGGAGACTAAATGCATATCAGCGGCAAAACCAATAACATCAGCTACGCTCACACGAACGATGGTGGAGCAGACCTCAGAAGCAATGAGGATACGATCATCTGCGCGGGCAGCCAGACACTCGTGCATACGGGCGTGAGACTGGCTATTCCAGCCGGATATGTCGGACTGGTCTGCCCACGCTCAGGCTTGGCGTTGAAACACAACATCACCGTGATGAACGCACCCGGCGTAATCGACGCGAACTATCGTGGCGAAGTCTGCGTAATCCTCCGAAACATGGACGAACAGGCGTTTGAAATCCATGAGGGAGACCGGATAGCGCAAATCGTGTTCCTACCATACGCGCACATGCAATTCGAGCCAGTCAACGAACTGGATTCGACCGAACGTGGCGATAAAGGATTCGGCAGCAGCGGCATCAACTAGAATCACAGAAGGAGACACAATGACGGTACTCGACTTCACCAAGAAAACAACCCCCGTTATAAACAAGCTGATAAAACTCGGATTCCACTACGAAAGCACAGACAAGGCAGAAGCGGAGGGCATACGTAATCCGCCACAGCTGATAACCACATGGGAGAACGTCATGAATGGCGTGATCCTGAAAATCATCAACACAGATGCCGTGTCCTATGACGAAAACGGCGTACTGCATCAAACGCCAACTGAATACGTCACGATAACGGATGATTGCACGAACATCAGCGTCACCATATCGGTCGAAGAGTTCATGGAATTGGAACGGATCACAAACAGCAAAGGCACCACGTTCCCACCGGAAACATCCACGGTATCCTACGAAAGGATACCCGCATGAGAATCTACATCGTCACCGCTGATATCGATAACCACGGGGACATTCCATTCTATGGAAGTTTTGTCAGTGTCATGGGCGTTTACGCCACGCGAGAGCATGCGGTCAAACGTGTGCGCAATCTCAAACGTAGGAAGTTCGCACTCAAACACAAAGAGCTTCACGGAGACAAGGGCGTGTACGTCGAAGAGTTCGAGTTGGACTCCAACTGCCAAAAATTCATCGGAGGCTATTCGGAATGAGCAAACAGGTCATCATCAAGGCTGAACAGTTGAACGCCACGCATTTAGGCAAGAAGGTAACCATTCTGGACGATGGTGAAGCCGTCATGTCAGGAAAACTCAAGGAGTTAAGAGCGACGCAATACTCCATGCCGGTGTACAGCAACGATATCGAAGCCGTGCCCAACGGCTATGGGAGCATCAGCGTTGTCCCGAAACTGAATTACGAAACTGTCACCGACATCATCATGCATTTGTCGAATCAGCTTAACGACGATATCAAGGCGACCGTGCGTGGTGACACAGAACTGGTAATCGAAGTCAACGAAAAGTAGGGGAGTATGACGGAAAACACCACCAATAAATCAACGAACGAACTGCTTATGCGCGTGATCGCCGTGGAATCGCCGGAACTGTTCGACGGAAGCGAGGACGAGCCGGTACGAGTGACCAGCTACAACTACAGCGAGTACTGCCCAGCAGCCTGTGAGACATGCGGCGACGAACCCGAAATGCTGACAATCGGGTATGTGACGCGCAACGGGCGGGAGGGTAGCGAAACCTACGATTATTTCGGACTACCAAGAGTGCTCGAAGCATTGGACGAGTGGGACAAGCAGCACGGGAAGGCGGTGGAGAACCGTGGATGACACTTCAGTCACGAAGAGTTTCGTCTTTACAGGTGACGGCAATCCGTCCCCAGACCTCTCGAATTTCGAGCCTTTTGGGCATATTGACGAGGACACACCCAAGTACAGTGCGATCATGATTATCGAGGATGAAGGCGTATACATTCCCGTGATCTACAAGGAATGCCGCGTGGACCTCGACGTTGATAACCCGACGATTCACCCGCTATCAGGCCCATGTATGGAGTGCTGCTGCTACAGTACGCCGGAACTTGCTATGAAAGCCGGTATGCGCATCTACGGGAACATGTTGAAGGAAAACAGATGAAGTGGTTTACCAGTGACTTGCATTTCGCGCATCCGTTCGTGGCCGCGCTGCGTGGATACGCGCTACCCGGATATGCTAAGGATGCATCGATCAAACAACAGGCCGAACATGAGCATAAGCCGCTCAAGAACTGTGTTGACTGGCGGAGACATGATGCCGACATCATCAGAAGCATCAACACGTATGTTGGCGAGGAAGACGAACTCTATATCCTCGGAGACATCAGTTCCGGTGGTACGTGGAGCGTCGAACAGGCGATAATGCGCATCCAGAATCTACAAGTTCCACGTAAACGCAGACACTTGATTCTCGGCAACCACGAACTGCACAGCTCCAGCCGCACGCTGGAAAAGTTGGCAAGCGTGTTCGGGGAAGTCGGAAGAGTCGGCATCACCGAAATCAGAGACGGGTGGGGCAACAATCCACACACGGTATTTTTAAGCCACTACCAATGGCGCGAGGACTTCACGCAAAGCAAACCCCTAGGCGCAGTCTCAACCAATTGGAACGCGCCGGAATTAGCCGAATACGCGATACCACGCATGAACAACACGCTGCTCCTGCACGGACACACGCACGCGCATGACCCGCTTGAGTTCGGCGGACATCATAATGAGATCAACGTCGGATTAGACGCATGGCATTTCGAGCCAGTCAACGAAGCCGAATTGGTGGACAATTGGCTGCAAACCGCGTTAAGCGTAACTGAGTGATCTACAATGGCACATGAATGGGGGCGGATTCAAAAACCGCCCCCACTATTTTTCAGTAAATAGCACCCTTGGATTTCAAATCAATCCTCCTCGCCTAGATAATCCTGCAATCCGTCGCCAGCTTTGCCATTCAGCCCGCGACGGGACATGTCGTAATAGTCGAGCATCTGCGGACTGTTCCACCCGCCTGCGGCCATGATGTCCCTGTCCGGCACGCCAGCGTCACGGGAGAGCGTGCAGAACGTTCGCCGCAATGAATGCGGCGAAATATCCGGCACGCCCACGCGCAATGCCACGGACGATACGATGCCCACGGCGGTCTGCTGCCGCAGACGTGCGCCGGAATCCTCACGGAACACCGCACCACGCCTACGTTCGCCAATGAGTCGTGCGAGAGCTTCGGCCGCATCGGAGGGAATGGCCACACGTTGAGACCAGTCGCCCTTGCGGTCGAACCGCACCCACGGACGCCCGTCATTCAGATGACAGTCTTCGACATCCAACCCAAGCGCCTCACCGACCCTCGCACCGGTCAACAGCAGCAGACTGCACAGGGCATCCGTCCGCGCACCCATACCGCGTGCTTCGGTCAGAAAAAGCCTAGCCTGCTCGCGGGTGAGGTACGTGCCATCCGAATGACCGTACAGTTTCGGCCTACGCACATGCTCGCCAGGATTGCAGTCGATATACCCCTCCTCGCAGAGATAGCGGTAGAGGCAGCAAACGACGCTCAGATTCCTGCACACCGTGTTTTTCGCCGCTGGCCGCATGCCGCCGTCATAGGCGGCGAACACCTCGATATGAGTGCGCTTCGCCCGCAGCATGTCGATGCCATTATCCGCACACCAGCGGAGCCATCGCGATACGACGCTCCGATACCCCGCCCTCGTACCCGGCGTCAGGCCGGCGAGAAAGCCGGCGATCATGTCGCTCACCGTTTCCATATGCGCACCGTCTCCTTGCAGATCAAAGGCTTATCGGCTGGACCCTTGACGAATGGCGGAATCCACTGCCTGCGCCTCAACGAATGATTCGGCCCATACGCCTGATCCCTCCAGAAGCCGCGCACGATGAAACGATGCGAATACTCACGTCGCACCCGCTCGTCATCATCGGCGCTTCCGCCCGGACGATGCAGATTCTCACGCAGCACCAGCATCTTGACCTTGCGGATTTCCGGGTCGAAACGCTGCGGCAGCGGATGCGCCATATCGGGTTTCGCCGGTTTCGCCTCGCAGATATGCGGTTCCGCGCTCAACGCCCACACCGCGCGCAGCAGATCGCCGAACCATCGGAAACCGCCGACATGCTCATTGAAAATGCCGTTGGCGAATCTGATGACCGGCAGTGAGAATGATTTCGCGTCGCATTCCTTCAGAGCGCATGGATGGTCCGTGAATCCCATCAATTCGATATCGCCGTTGCCGTCGCATTGCCAGAAGAGCGCCGACACATGGGCGTCTCCGACCTTCCTTCCCGTCGCGTCGTCGGTCACGGGGAATCTGACCATTTGGACATCCCCGTCGAAGAAGATAAGCCCGCTTTGCGCCGGCGCTTCCGATTTCGGGAAATCACCTGCCCGGACGGTATCTTCCGCCAGCATCGTCATGTCTCGGCTGATCCACCAAAGCTGCGCGACGGCGAGATTATCAGCGAAATTCCAAGCCGCTTCCATGCTCCGCTCGTATTGCGAGTGCGCAGCCATCTCCTCCTTTAATGCGACCCGCTCGTATTCCACGAGTTTGTCGCGGATCAGTGGAAGGTGGGATGGGATGAGGCGAAGTCGCCTGTTTTTGCCGCGCGTCATGTCAGTCAGCCTCCCCAAGACGGTCGAAAACCTTGTCATACGCTTTCGTCACGCATTCCAAACCCATGCGGTAGACGCTCACGCGATCATGGTCAGACTCCGCCATGCGGCGCTGCCAATCATGCGGGAACGCCACGCTCAACAACGTCTCCCGCACGTCCGGTTTGACAACCTCGATTTTCTGCGGGAACATCGCATCAAAAGTGAGGACACACAAGGCGTAAGCCACCTGCAACGTTCGGTCAGACACGTAGCGGAAAGACTGTTCCGCCACGCGGTCAATCTCTTCCATAGACCACGGAACGGTAGCCGCCAACTTCGCGTACTCTTCCGCATCCTCATAATCCAAGCCGCCATTCATCGAATTGTCCTGAACCGTATCCACCAGGTATTCGTACAGTTCACCGATGATGCCCGCCGTGGAATGGACGAACACAGGCTCAAAATCAATAAAATAACTGCCGAACCACAGGCCGCAGACATGACCCACATAGCCGGTAAGCTCACGCGGCAGCATATTCACGTCAATCATCACAACACCTCGATTTCATCGTTGAACCCCATGAACTCCTGAGTGGTGAACCCGCCATCCTTGACAACGCAGTACAACCAACCCTGGAATCCACCCAAGCGCGCATCACGCATCCCACGAATCAGGTCACGCAGCCACGCGTATACAAGATACGTTTTCGACACGGGACGCCAATAACGCTTACGCTCGACCACATCAAAATGGTCATATGCATACATTTGCTGACCAACGTGAAAATCAGCCCACAATTTCAATGTTTCCATGACACTCACGCCTCCCTCGAATCAACGTCACCGAACAGGTCATAACGCAACTGCGCATCAGCATCGAACATCACCTTGTACGCATCACCAAGAGACTCATAGAAGACGCCATCCACACGCCAACCTTCGTAGCCCTTGGAATCCAACGAACGGAACTCTCTCAGCGCCTCAAGCATCATCTTGCGCGTCAATCGATAATCCGGCGCGCTCCTATGAAAATTACCGTCGAACCGGTCAGCAGCAACGTAAGCGTCACGCGCTTTAGTCGTATCGAATGGGACAACAGTACCAATCGGCTCATGGTCGAAATTGAAAGTGTTGACACCGTAAGGCCAATAAACAGCGTAATAATGGCGGGACATGGTAGAATCTCCTTGCAAATGGTTTGGTTGAGTTAATTACTGTTTGCAATGGCCGGACGGTACTAGGCATACCGTCCGGCCAAACTTTTCAGAACAGGCAATCCATATGACGCGGATCAGGCAGATTGTCGGCAGCCGCGTTGATAACCGTGCTGAGATACGCGGTTATCAATGCGGGACGCTTGCCAATCTCCCTCAACACGGCTTGAACATTCGACTCGATGGACGAATAGCCGGTAGCCTCCAAAGCGGCCTTGACCTGCTGTGCTGTGATGACGACACGTGACATTTCATGCCACCTCGACAATCTCATGCTGAGCGAGGTACGCGGCCACGGACTCTTCCAACGTTTGGTCACTGCCACGCTGGTAGTAGTCGCGGTACGCAACCACGCCACTCTTACCGTCGAACGCGACATATGCGACGCGACGGCCCTTGGAATCACGGAAGCCACGCGGCTTATGCGCATATCCACCAAACACGTCAGCCAACTCCTTGACCGACTTGCCACCTGGAATCGTGACCACGCGCGCCTTGACGCCATGCTGCGCAATCACCTTCGGCGTATCATTGGACGGAATCGGCGGCACTTCAGGAATCTCAACCGTATCCGGCTCAGGCTCAACAACCTCAACCGCAGCCGATCCAGCTGGGGCGAAAGAACGCAACGCGCGGATAAACGCCGCCGACTCACGGTCAGACGAAACAAAATCCTTACGATAAGCGTTGAACGCCTCAAGGACACCACGCGGATACTCCTGATTGTCGAAAGCGTCGATATCGCTCCCGTAATCGATGGAATGGCCGTTGCCGTCCGCATCGTAGAGAACACCGTAGATCCTATCGAACTCATGCGCGAACTCAGCAATGGTATGGCCGCCAAGCTCACTCATTGGCTGCTGTGGCTGTGAAACAGTCTCAGCCGGTTCCGGTTCAGGCTCAACCGTCTGCGGGGTGACAACCGGCAAATCATCGTAAGTCTCGCACATCTCAGGATGGTCACGCTCGGCCGGGGTGAGGAATGAAATGTCACGTGACACAACCATGCCGCCATCCTCGTAGGACAATTCCCAACCATGCTCACGGTCGGCGTCCGACAGGCTCACGCCATGCGCCGTATAATCCCCACAATCAGGGGAAACCATGCAATCGCCACGTTCCACGATCAACGGCACGTCACCGATCTCACTCACGGCCTGAGCGTAATCAGGCCCGTTAGGGTCAAGCCACGTGCCACCATCGGCACGATATGCGGCGGCCACACCACGCACCGCCTGAGCATTCTTCACGCCCGGAATCATCCGCCATGATTCAACGCCATCCTTCATCTCGAAACGCCACGCGCTCGGGCTGTTGACGGAATCGAAAAACATGAAGACACTGGACGAATTGACTGCCCACAGGCCGTTAACTTTGTTCGACATTTTAAAACTCCCTTGTATGAAAACTTGATTATTTGATGGGCCGTTCACCGCACGGCCCTGAGCGGTTTCACCATTCCAAAACCTTGATGCCACTCACGAGCACATATGACGTGCCGGATTGATTGCCGTCAACCATGCCACGCCACTCGCAAATACGTTCGTAACCGTCCGAAGTGCTACCGTCCTCCATGCCGCACTGCGGAATGTCGGACAACTCACGGTAGCTCGCTAGGTCAGTTTGGTTGTAATCCTTCGTGGCATAAGTCTCACGCCACCACGTCCACTGCTGCTCAGGCGTACCATGCGGATCGGCAACCGGCTGATCGGAAAGCGCTGGGGAACAAGCCACGCCGAAAGCCAACAGGCCAACAAGCACGGCAACAAGCAGAGTAACCTTCTCACGCATTTGCAACACCCGCCTTGATATAGCCGATACCGGTAAGCGCCGCATGAGTCCTCGCATTCCACCACGGCTGAACAAGCAGCCTGATAAATGCATAAGGCGAACGCCCCGCGAAATACGTTTTGCGCAGACGGTACGTGTACTCCACATCCCAACGGAACGGAACACGCCGCCCGTCGTTAATGGTCAGACAGTCAGGCGAAAACGTAAGCTTGTTATCAAGCACGTACACGTCTACAGTCGCGTTGATCCGCTTGAAAACATCCTCAATGTACGGTTCGCGTATGAAGAACAAGCCGTTGCGTCCAGGAGCGTCGGCATGAGGGGCGAACACGTAGTAAGTCTTACCGTCGTTCCATTTGACCTCGGTCACGAAAGTGAGAGGTTGGAAGTGTCTATTATCGGGAATCTTGTCAACGTCCATGTAGTCGCTGACAAAAAATTGGTTACTGCTGCACATTTTAAAGCACCTCGATTGTGTTGGAATGTAATGCCCGAACGGGGTATATGGGCGTGATTGATAGGCTCACGCCCGAAAGCCTGGAACAAGTCAGCGCATACGCTTGCGATTAGGACAATTGGGATATTCGATAGCCCGACACTGTAGGGCTTCTTCCATCTCCAAACGACGCGCATTGCTGCACAGAAACCGCGCCTCATCACCGGCACGGCACATCTCACGCCACAGCGCATCCGCCCGCTTCACGTCGGCACAATCGCTCTCGGCAACGAAACAGCGGATAGCGATCTCACGGTAACGCTCGGCCTCATCCCGCAGCTTGTGGGAATCTGGCGTCACGGGAAAACCGTAGTACGGGTAACGTTGATCGATGGGGCACTTCTCACACATGACTTGCCCCTCAGCGTTCCCGCGCGTACCGGCTGATAACACGCTCCGCCTGGCTGAGGGCACGCGCCTGCAAGTCAAGCAGAGGCTCGCCACGGAACGCCATGCTTGCATCATGACCATCAGCCATGTACCGGCGCATTTCGGACGGGGTGAAGAACCGGGCGGCGATATCCACGTTGCACACGAGAGCGCACCCGCCGTAACTGTATTCCCGCCAATTGTCCGCGCCGTTCAGCAACAGCGCGCGACGCGATCCGAAGTGGTCGGGAAGAGCCGTTTCGGGCATGTCGAGCGAATCAAGCAATGCCAGCGCGGTATCCTTCACGCCCTGGTCCCACTTGCTGCGGGGCTTGAACTCGGCTTCGATATTCTTGTAGGTCTCATCAACGGTATACATTTTTGATACTCCATTCCAGCCCCCTTGCTAGAATAAGAGGGCTTAGTTAGTTAGTCAGTTAGTTAGTTGGTTAATGATTACTGAGCAATCGAGCCGGATAGCTGCAACTATCCGGCTCGACTCATTTGTAGGCTAGACGTGCCATAAAGACTACGCTAGCCCTGTGGCGGATCACTCCGCCGAAGACTTAGAATCAGAATCAAGCAATTTGCGCGGATTAGCGATCTTGAGAGCATCGCACAATCGCAGTGCAGTATCAAGCGACACCGCCCGAACATTGCGTTTACCTGTCTCAATCTGCGCAATCTCGACATGATGCACGCCACTACGTTGCGCTAACTCACGTTGCGTTAGACCGCGCTTCATCCTTAATTCTTTCAAACTCATGGCCCTTACTCCTAACTTGGATTAGAGGCCATTGTAGACCACTCAGACAGCGCGGGACAATTCCATGCCGGACACCGCGCCACGTTGGCGACTCGACGACGGTTCAGCCTTGCATGCTGTGAGGGTGCATCATGCCTAGTCGCAATCCGTCGCGTCTTCGTCGCGTCCACTCTTCAGTTTTCAATCATCCATGCCGCGCCTGTTAGGGGGCTTCGTGTCACCGGCCTTGCGGTGGTGGTCTCCGTGGTGGTGGCCTCTCGTTCATCTCTGTTCCTTTCGTTGTCGTTTGCTTGATGGCTCTCACTATACACGCTATCCAGTCAGATAGCAAACCAAGACAACACAGACACCACCAAAACCATTGCAAACACTAGCATTCGTCGGCGTGTCGCAACCACACGACGGCGACACAAAGACAGCGGACACCACAGCCACGGCCACGCCGCGCCACGGCCACACCCAGGGACGTCACGGCCACGTCACGACGGCCATGTCCAGGGACGCCACGACACCCAGGGCACGACGGCCACGGCACGGCCACAGCCACGCCATGGCCACGACGGCCACGACGGGCACGGACATGATCGCATAAGAGGAACGTGCCCGCGCGATACCACACGACACGCCAAAACACAATCGCACAAACGTTCCAACGTTGCACCATGCAGCAAACACCCCCGTGGGGGAGTGTCCCCCCGGCGCAAAAAGCAAGGCCGCTTGCTCTCTAGTGCTGACGCTGAATGCTCGCTGGAACATTTTTGGATTACCCGTTACTTACGAAGTCTTCACATATTTAGTGGTTGCAACCGTTTCTGCACCCTACATATTGTGTATAATGTTCCTTGGATTGATGTTGATGGTGGTAGAGCGCAGCTCGGGTCCGCATCGATATCTGGCTGCTATCACTCATTGCGCGTAGCGTGAGTATCCTAGGTGTGATGCAGTCAGCAGTGGAATCCGACCAGTCTATCCCGGACGTGGCTTACATGGACTCGTACCTATTATTTTGGGCTGGTCTGCAATCCTGTTGGCACAGCCTTTTGGTTGCCGGGTTCGATTCCCGGGGTTTGCTCTAGGTTTCATGGGGTAGCTGCCTATGAGATCGATGGCATTGCTCGAATATCTCCGCTGGAACATGTGGGGGATAAGAGGCTCCCTGCCTTAATCAGGTGGTTGATGACCGAAGGGGAGGCACGGCCAAACGGGTGCATAGATGTTTCACGTTCCTTGCCGTTGGTGGTAAAGCCCATTCCACCATGCCGAACGTCTTTCCGACTTGGACGTTAACTAAGTCGGGTATATGGCATTGGTGCAACCGGTAGCATTACGGTCTCCAAAACCGTCGATGTTGGTTCGAGTCCAACATGCTGTGCTCAGCCTACCCACAGGCTGTGGGAAAGGTCTTCGGAGTCGTCTTGTGGCGGCTCTAGTTTTAGCTGACCCGCCTAGTCTGCGGGAACAGTCTCCTGAGTCGCTGCGGCGGCTCTTGCATTTTGGATGCTTGGCAGAGTGGCTTATTGCACCACCTTGCTAAGGTGGCGACCGGGAACGGTTCGGGGGTTCGACTCCCTCAGCATCCGCGCGCCGTGGCTGGCGGTAAAAAGCCATTGTGATGATGCCATTGGTTCCTTATGGCTCTCTGGGGGTTGAACGAGCGTCCCATGCTCCTGTTGTGGGTGGAGTGTGGGACGCTTGTTCTTTTGCTTTGGTGGCGGAATGGTAGACGCGGCGCACTCAAAATGCGCTACCTGTAGGGTGTGAGGGTTCGAATCCCTCCCGGAGCACTTGGGTTGGTTGATCTGAGAACTTTTCCTGCTGGGATGTTTCCCCTTTGGCGTGTTTTCCTGCTCAGCACCGGCCAACCCTGTTTTTGTGGAGGCATTGTGGCGTGGTCTAGTTCCCATCGTGATGAACGGTTCAATCCTGATTGGCCGCGTGTCCGTGCGATGATTCTTGAACGGGATGGGCATAGGTGCCAGTGGCCGGTCAAGGATGATTACGGGAATGTTCGCCTGTGCGGACGGTATGGGAATGAGGTTGACCATAAGGTTCGTAATCCCGTCCATGATGATGATCGTCCTGAGAATTTGTGGGTGTTGTGTCGTTGGCATCATCAGCGGAAGACCGAGGGTGAGTCTGCTGAGGTTCGTCGTGCGAAGGGTAGGAGTCGGAGGGAGAAGCGTTGGTATTCTCACCCGGCTTTCAAGTGAATGAGTTCATGTGCGCGGTTGCCGGTTGCGCTAATCCGGTGTGTGCGAAGGGATTGTGTCGTTCGCATTACGACCGTGACCGTTATTCGGGGTCTCCGCTGAAGCCGTTGCGTCAGCGCATGTGTCCTCAATGCCATACGTGGTTTGATCCGAAGCGTTCCGACCAGTTGTTTTGTTCTGGGCGTTGCCGTGTGGCGTATAAGCGTGCTCGTGATGATGATAAGTCGTTGCCGGTGAAGCCTGAAACGACTATGTACGTGCGTCCGGTTGACGTGTCCGAGCTTGAGTCCGAGCTTGTTGTTGAGTCTTTTACTGATTCTCAGGTGGTTGAGAAGTGTGGCGGCTTGTGCGCGAAATGCCATGAGCTGGTTGATGTTGGTTCGAGTGGTGCCGATGGTGCCGCTTTCGTGTGGAAGGTTCCGTTGGAGAAGTCGCATAGTGCGACTTTGGCGAATCGTCTGCTGGTTCACAAGCGTTGCGAGGGTGGAACGTCCTAGCTTCGCGTATTGCCTGAAACGGGCGGATTGTGAGGCTGGCTGTGGCTGGTAATGGTCGTGGTGCGCAGAAGTCGAAGAATCCGATTCTTCGTGCGCCTGATAGTCCGATGGGTTTGGAGTTTCCTGCTGTTCGCCCTGATGGGCAGGAGTGGCTTGAACGGACGAAGAAGTGGTATGAGTCGCTTCGTGTCAGTCCGTTGGCTCAGCGTATGGGTGTTGAGGCCGACTGGTACGCGGTTCAGGATTTGGCGTTGTTGAAGGATGATTTCTGGCGTCCGAAGACTAAGGGCCGTTGGATGTTGGCTTCCGAGATTCGTCAGCGTGAGGCCACGTTGGGCATTACACCCGAAGCTCGTGTGAGGTTGAAGTTCGATGCTCCGCAGCCTGACGATATGAAGGCTTCCGCGTATGAGGGCGATACTGAGGGTGCTCGTAACGTTCAACGGAACAGGCAGCGTGCTTCCGCATTGGGTTTGCGTGTCATTGATGGTGGTGCCTGATGCATACGCGCATTCCCGAATTGCATGGCGAGGATTTGACTCGTTCGATGGGAATGTTCGCGGTTTGGTGGATTGAGACTTTCTTCCGTGTTGGTCGTGGTGGCGGTGTTGGCTTGCCTGAGGCGTTCGACATGGACGAGTACGTGTTCATGCTTCACGCTTATGCGTTGACCGAGTGGGGTACCCGCCGGTTCAATCGTGTGTTTTATTCGCGTGCGAAGGGTAAGAACAAGTCCGGTAAGGCCGCTGGCATTTGCGCGTTCGAGGGTTTGGCTCCTTGCAGGTTCGACCATTGGGCGGAAGAAGGGGAGACTTACGAGTTTCTGGGCGAGGTCTACCCGTATGCGAAGGGTGAGCCTGTTGGACGTATGGTGCAGATGCCGCAGATTCTCTGCTTGGCTACCGCCGAAGGCCAGACTGGTAACATTTTCGATTCGATTTACTACAACTGCGATCAAGGCCCTTTAAGCCAGTTGAAGGGTGTCGGCCTTGATGTTGGTCGTACCCGTATCGGCTTGCCGGAGGGTGGGGAGATTGTTCCCACCACGAGTGGTGCCGCGTCCAAGGATGGCGGTTTGGAAACGTTCGCCGCTTGTGATGAAACCCACTTGTACAACACGAACAAGCTTCGCAACATGTACAAGACCGTTCAACGTAACCTCGGCAAACGTAAAGGTGATGCAGACCCGTGGATTCTTGAAACGTCCACCATGTACAAGCCGGGCGAAGAGTCCATCGCTGAAACATCGTACAAGTATGCGTGGGATACCGCTTCGGGCAAAATCAAGCATCGTAGCGGCATCTACTTCGACCATGTGTATGCGAACATCGACTTGGATGATTTCGCTGACGAGAAGAAGGTTCTCCGCGCCTTGCAGGTCGCGTATGGTGCGAGTGCGAAGAGTTCGGACGGTAAGGATCATCTGATATTGCCGGATGGTCGTATGACCGTGTTGAATGCTGATGGTGTTGACCCCGAGGGGCACACGTATTGGGATGGTGAGCTTGGCCCGTCGAAGGATGGGTGGATTGACCTGAATGGTCAGATGGATCAGATTTACCAGCCTGATTCAGACCCTGCGGATTCGATGCGCTACTATTTCAACACTTTGTCGAGCGTGCATGATGCTTGGCTTACGGAGTCCGACATTCAATCCCACATGCTGTATCGGGATGAAATGCACACCGCGTTCAATTCGATTCGTTTGGATGGCGCGTGGCAACGGTTCGTGACGAAACGTGAGCCTATCACGTTGGGGTTCGATGGTTCCGTGTCGGATGATTCGACGGCACTTGTGGGTTGCCGCGTGTCCGATGGCATGTTGTTCCTTATCAAGTTGGAGTCCGCTCCTGATGGGCCTGAGAAGGCCACTTGGCGTGTGAACCGTGATGCGTTCGACGGCATGGCCCGTTGGATGATGGACAACTACAATGTGGTCGGCTTCTTCGCTGATGTCGCGTATTTCGAGCAGATGATTGGCGGTTGGGAGAAGGATTACGGGAAGAAGTTGAAGGTCGGTCCGCGTAAGAGCGGCGACAAGATCAAGTTCTGGACTAACAACTGGTATAAGGACATGCAGGTCGCGTTGGATAACGCGCATACAGCGTTCCGTTACCCGTATACGGAGCCGGATAAGAAAAGCAAACCGGTCAAGGATGATATCGCGTTGCTTGCTGATCCGCGGTTGGTGAATCATTTCCGTAATGCGCGTAGGCGTGAGACCCGTACTGGGTATGCGATTTATAAGGAGTCTCCTAATTCGCCGGACAAGATTGATGCGTGCATGGCTGGCCTGTTGGCTTATACGGCTCGTGGAAAGTATTTGGAGTTGGCTGAGGTTAAACGCCGTTCCGCTCCGATGAGAATCTACTAGGTGGTGATTTCGAGTGTCTGACTCGTTGATGATTAAGAACGCTTCCGATGATGACGATGATGCTTACGTCATTACCAATCTGGCGCGGGAGTGGGGCGCTCGTCTGCCGTATCTTGCCGAATTGAAACTGTTCAAGGATGGCAGGGAGATGGTGGATGCGAACAGTGTGCCTCAAGGCACTGATCCGAACGCTGCCCCAGTGTACAAGCTGATGCGCCAGTTGGGTGTTGTGAATCTCGCCCGTCGTATCAGTGAGAGCGTGACCGACCGCCAGCAGCCTAATGGTTTCCGTAAGGTCGAGGATTCCTCGTTGAAGGATACTGATGCCGATAGGATGGCGAAACAATGCGGCCTGAATTTTATTCTTCGTCGCAATATGCTGCCAGACAAAGGCGATTACGGATGCTCGTTTGGCTTGGTTTCCAATGCTGGACGTGGGAGATTCATCACGCCTCTCAGCCCTTGGGAATGCTGGATGGATGTTGGTGAGACTGCTGCTATCCAATACACGTATCTGGACCGCGAGAACAAGGAAGTCATTCGATTGTATCGTCTTGTTGTTGATGACAGCAAGACCACGACGAAAGTGTATTCCAAGACGGCACAACGTGAACATGATCGTTCCGTTGTTGATCCTAACGATGTTTCGTCGGTTGCTAAGTTCGCGTCTGATGCGAAAGCTTGGGAGCCTGGTAGCGATTGGGAGTGGGCTGAGGATTCACAAGCATCTGATTTCTCTTATGCGGAGGGATGCGATTCGCTCCCTATCGTACGTTTGAGCACGGTTGACGGGCAGGGATTGTTCGAGCCGTATCTGCCGATGCTGAAACGTATCGACCGTGAAACGTTCGACCGTTTGTGCATCACGATGATGCAAGCATTCCGACAGCGTGCCATCAAAGGCACCGTTCCAACCACGTACACCGAAGAGGATCAGGAAGTCATCGACGGAGACAAGCAGGCTGGTGATCCTATTGATTTGGCATCCACGTTCGCGGTTGGCCCTGCGGCGTTGTGGAAGCTTCCTGATGGTGTTGATATTTGGGAGTCTCAGACCACTGATACCGGTTCTTTGCAGAACAACATCATGGCCGATGTGAAGCAGTTGGCTTCCGCAGCTGGCATTCCGTTGGATATTCTTTCGCCTGACGTGCAGGGTTCCGCCAATGGTGCTGAGTTGAAGCGTGAGACGTTGAAGTTCAAAGTGCAGACGATGAACGAGTTGGATTCTGAGCCTATCGTGCGTATGGTGCGTATGGCTTTGGCCGCGTCTAAAACCGCGAATGCTTCGGCGTCCGAGTTTGAGATGGTGTGGAAGCCGATGGACACGACCAGTTCGCTGGAACAGGCTCAGGCTTGCCAGTTGTTGTATCAGAGTGGCTTGTTGGCGCGTAGGACGATTCTCACGCACAAGATGGGCTTCACCGCTCAGGATGTGTCGGAGGATGATATGAACCGTCTTGCAGACCAGTTCAACATTTCCGGCCAGGCTAATAAGAGTAATGCGAAGCCTGTTGCTGCTGTGGAACCGGCTACGGGTTGGGATGATGAAACCCAGTCCGCTGTGGATGGTTTGCCGAACGTCGAGGGTGAGCTTGTCGATGAAGGCGAGTCCGAGTCCTGATGGCCGGTAAGTCGCTTGAATCGTTGTCTAACACGCTTGAACAGGCTCGTGCAACGCTGGTGAACCAGTATGTGAGTCAAGCCCACAGAATGTGGGACATGCTGACGCCCGCTGACTGGTGGAATGATGGTATGACGTTTGCCGTCGCATCCCGTATGGCGTTGTTGGAGATGGCGTTGATTCAGCAGGTGCGCCGTTTGGGCGTCTCCTATGCGAATGAGACGTTGAAGCTTGTGGGCGTCACTCCGAAGGGGGATGTGCCTAGTTTGGTGTTTCCTCGTGACAATACCGATCCGTGGCTTGTGGCGCAACGTCCGGCTGACACGTATCGGAGTCTTGCGGTGAAAAACCCCACGATTCGTCCTGAAACGTGGCCTAGCAAGACCGATGAGATATTCAGCGAGGTTGATAAGTGGATTGAACAGGCGTTCAACCGTTTGCAGACCACTGTTGACGAGGATGTTTCGAGGGCGCAGACGAGCGCCACGCTTGAACGGTACAAGGATAGCAAGGTGTTGGAGTATCGCAGGGTGTTGCATCCCGAACTGTCCAAGACGGGTTCTTGTGGCTTGTGCGTGGTGGCGGCTGACCGATGGTATTCGACGGCTGACTTGTTGCCGTTGCACGCTAACTGTCATTGTGGTGTGGCACCGGCTGGCAGTGATTACGATCCGGGTTTCCAGTTGAATCAGAAGGATTTGAAACGCTTGTACGCCGAGGCTGGTGGTACTACCGCGTCCGCGTTGAAGCAGGTGAAGGTCAAGACCATTACTCATGGCGAGTTGGGCCCTGTGCTTCTTGCCGAGGATGCGAAGGATACGCCCAGTCCAGTTCCGTCGAAGGCTTCTGACGCTTGGCATACGCCTGACCGTAAATCCACGTTGGCTCAGTGCCGTCGTATGGAGAATCGGGCAATCGAGTTCAATCGGCGTTACAAGGAAGTGCAGAAGGCCGGTAAACCGGTGACTTTCCGCTATGAGGGTAGGACGTTCACGTTCAAGCCTTCCAAGAATTTGAAACAGGCTATGGCATGGCAGAAGACCATGCTCAACCAGATGCGGTCGATGCTTGGCGAAGCCGCATAACACTATTGAAAGGATTCAAGCCTAATGGCTGATGAAAATACCAATACCGCTGAAACGGCGGCATCTACGAATGCGCCTGAAACGGGCGTGACCGCGCAGCCGAAGGACACTGCCACTTCTCCTGTAGCCGCCGATACCGCGACTCAAAAGAATGGTGCGGATGACCTTTCCGAGAAGTTGGGCATGTGGAAGCATCAGGCCCGTGAGAACGAGCAGAAGATGTATGAGAATCGTGATCGTGCCAATGCCGCCGAAGCGAAGCTTGCCGACACTGAGGGCGCTCTTGCCAAGGCGAACGTGCAGATAGCCCGTTTGCAGGCGCAGAAACTGCATCCAGAGATTACCGACGAGGCTTTCGACACTTTGTGTGGGGAGACTGAGCCGGAAAAGATTTCCGAATGGGCTGACGCTTTTGTGAAGTTCATGCCGAGCAAGACTGAAACGGTTGAAGCGGGGCAGAAAAAGAATGATGGGAATGCTCCATGTGAGCCATCGCCGGAGTTGGCGAAGGAGTTGCAGAGCAGAAACATGCATGTGTGCAAGCCGCAGTCAAGCGTTTCCGACGCTTACAACTACGGCGTGAAGCATTCCGAAATCAAGAAATAGTTTTATAAGGAGATAAATATGGCCAATCAGATGGTTCATACTGTCGCCAAGACCGCTCCGAAGGATGACCAGTCTTGGCTTATCAATCGTATCACCGATGGTGTGCGTGAAGCACAGCTTGACTTGTCTACGTTCACCAATGACAAGTCGCATGAGAACGATTACTTCGCGTCCATTACCGACGATGATTACGAGGCTTGGACTAAATCCGGTATTCCGCTGGCTCAGATTACTGGAACCAACAACTATGGCCCGTACGATCCGAACGCTTCCGATGGCCGTAATGGCACGATCATCGGCTTCTTGGAGTCTCAGGTGCATGTGCAGTTCACTCGTACCGGTTTCGAGGATCAGTATCCGACTGTCGGCGTCCGCTATATGGGTGTTATCGATAAGAAGAATCTGCCGTACACCGTTGATTTCAGCAAGGCGAAGTTGGAGGGATTGTTCCTTGATTATGACAAGGGCGCCGCAGCTCCGCATGTGACCGTGTTGAATCCGGCAACTGCCGCCGCATCCGCAAGTGACACCAGCCATACTGCCTGAGTTTAGTTTCTACCCGTTTGAAACCCGCCCATCATGGCGGGTTTTCGCATATTAGGAAGGTTTTTCAATGAGTCTGTTGAATAAGGACATCATTACTCCCGACGAGGCTTCCGCCATCGTGCTGGGAGCCTATCAGACAACTACGGCAGCTTTGCCGTTCGCTTCCATCCTGCCGGACCAGTTCACCGGCTTGTCTGTCGAGTGGACTCCGAATCAGGATGATCCTGAGGTTGATGAGATGAAGTTCTCCACTTGGGATGCTGAGGCACCGTATGGTCGTACTGTTGGCGGCGAGAAGCTGTCCTACACTTCCATGCTGCCGTTGCGTAAGCGTATGCGCGTGTCCGAAAAGGACATCGCAAATGGCAACATTTCCATGACCAACGGAGATTTGAAGACCACTCTGAGCGATTATTTCGTTCAGTTGGGCAAGGAATTGGCCTACCGTCTGGAGAAGGCGCGTGTGGCCGTCGCCGTTGACGCGAAGCTCGGCATCACAGAATCCAATGAGGATGCAGCTTGGGATTATGCGCGTGATTCGGCACTATCCACTTCTTTGGCATCTACGAAGACTTGGGACAAGACTGGTGATCCGGTCAAGGATTTGCGTGCATGGTCCGACCTTATCGACGATAAGAAGGGTGCGCGTCCTACCATCATGGTCACCACCCGTAAGGTTGTGAACGCTTTGACGTCCAACGCGGCCATCATCAACTACTTGTTCCGTGGTCAGGGTTCCACCCTTCCGGCTCTTGTTTCCGAGAATGATGTGAAGAGCGTTTTGAGCCTGTACACCGGCATTCAGGATATTTACGTTGTTGACGAAAGGTATCGTGATTTCGCCCGCCAGTCCAAGATTACTCTTCCGGGCGGCGTCAAGAGCTTCTTCCCTGAGAACACCATCCTGCTGATTCCGGCTTTCGGTGACGTGAACATGGGTTACACCGCGTTGGGGCCGACCGCTGAAGCTCAGACTCCTGCATATGGCATCAGCCGTGAGAAGAACGCTGGCCCTATCGGAGCCGTGCTGAATACTCCGTCTTCGACTCCGGGATACGAGGCTTACGTGAACGGTACTGCATTGCCGGTTCTAGTGCAGTCCAACAGCACCTTGAAGGCCACTGTACTGGCCGCATGATGTAGGAGGCGCGTATGAGCACGGCAATCATCGACAACATCGACTGGTTGAAGTATATGCGCGTCTACGGTTCCGCCGACGCGGATTCATTTAAAGAGCATTTCGACACTGATTGGATTTCCGCTCAATGCCGCAAGGCCGCTCTCATCTGTTTGAGCGAATGCCCGATTGTTCGGACGCGCTTGAAGAAGGGGCGTCTCTCTGAAAGTGATTTCGCGTCGGTCGTATGCGAAATGGTGTTGCGCGTAGTACGTTTCAACCGGTTCAAAACCGAAGCGAACGGTTCTTACTCGTATACGGAGCATGATCCGCAGCAGAATCAGCCTGGCCATGATCCAAGTCCCCGGCTGTTCTTGTCGAAAGCTGAGAAATCGATTCTGAATGGTTTCGCTGAATCCGCTGGCACGATGTCACACATCAGTCTTGGTTTCGACCCCGGTTATGGAGGTTGATGATGGCGTTTCTGTTTGACGATGATACGAATGAACGCCATTACCTCTACGAGGATGACCAAACCGATTACGGTGGTCAGAAACAACTGTTCGACACGGATTATGTCGTTGTGATTCCTCGCAAGCATGTTCAGGACGCGCATGGAGGCCAGTATGTGCAGACTGGCGATCCTGTGAAGGTCATCTGCTGTGTTGAGGGTCGTGCGCAACAGGCTGGCATGTTCTCTATTTCTGGAGCTGAGGATAAGACGCCATCTTCGGATAACCCCGGCGGTTTGGAAGAGGTCACTCCTTTGCAGATTCTTGCGAGGGAATGGCCCGGCGACATTTATTCCCGGATCTGGTATAAGGGCGATTATTACGATGCTGACGGCGCTCCTACGTGGCGTGGTCATGGTTCTCGTTTCTCCCGGCATTGGGAGGTTCGTGCACGTCGTGTTGTTATTGGCGATTATCTTGATGGCGGCATTTCCGAGCCTGAATGGGTGAAGGAGGTGGGTGGCGTTGGGAAGGGTCACGGTTCGACGTAGCGTCGCTACCGATATTGCGAAGATGTATGGGCCGGAACTTACACGCCGCGCCGCCGTGCATAGCGTGTCTGCCGTCCGCGCGAAGGCGAATGAGGCCGCTACGCATTCAAGCGTCGCGGATAGGATCGAGGTTTCCGTTCGCAAAGTCGGCTGGCATCATCAGATTGTCATGTCCGTCATGGGCCGTGATGGCACGCAGATCGCTCCGCATTTGGAGTTCGGCTATTTCAACCGGTGGCTTGAACACAAGTATGGGCCTCGTGATCCGAGAGCGCGTATTCCGGGAAAACATATCATGTTTGATTCGTTGAGTCGGGTGAGATTGTGACGGACAACATTTTTCAGCGTCTTGCCATTGACGTTCGTGAGTCAATCGATGCGGAACAGTTGGTTTATGAACTGTTGAATCGAGCGTATCCGTGCGAGGAGTGGCCTGATGTGAAGGTTTGCAGCGAGCTTGACTTGCCTTTGAACGCTTACGGTGAACGTGGACAGGTTCTTCTCTATTATGTTTCCGCTCCCGAACAGTTTGACCGTGGATTGTGGCGTTTCGGCGTGACGTTCACGGTTTTGGCCGCTGACTGTAACAATCCTCACGGTTTTGCACGTCACTTGTATAAGACGGTGCAGGGTTGGCCGTTCGAGGAGTCCACGACAGCTGGAACGGTTGGCACCGTGTCTGTGACGGCGCAGAAGAGACAGTCTGATTCGAAAGAGAATCAAGGCAAGAACGTCAAGGAGTATGGGCTGTCGGCTGTTGTGACTGCCCGCGATTCGTTCAAGGCTTGACCGGTATCGGTCGGGCCTTTTCTTTTATCAATTTCAAGTAGAAAGGCACCATTATGGCTATTAATGCCGATGGTCTGATTCAGGCGTCTCGCGGTACGTTGTTCACGGCTCCCGCGAAGACCGCTCTTCCGACCAAAGTTTCCTCGTTCTTGTTGAATAGTGGCACTGTTGCCGCCGCTGGCAGCGGTTCCGTCGTGAATTGGGAGAATATCGGCCATACCTCCAACAACAACAAGATCAGCTTCAGCAAGGATGGCGGGGACACCACCACGAAGGACACGTGGCTTGTCGCCGGTGCGAAGAGTTCTACCGAGGCTCCGACCATCACCGTGTCCGGCGCGTCCGTGCAGGGTGATTCGGCCACGATCACGAAGGTTACTGGCGGCTGGGCCGGCGAACAGGGCGGCATCGTCGTGCCGTTGCAGCCCGTGGTGCAGCATCTGGCGTTGTTCGTTCTCGCCTACGATGATTCCGACAAGCTGAGCTTCGGATTGTATCTGCCGGAGACCGATTTCACGTTCGATAACGTCAGCCTCGCCGATGAGGATTTCGCGGAGTTCAGCTTCAACGCCGTCGTGAAATCCACTAGCGTGCTGAAGGCCGGTGCCAATGGTGAGGTTGGCGCGTACCAGATTTTCGCCCCGGAGACGTTCGTGTCAAAATAACCAGCCCGGATTCCAGCGGTAAGAATCCGGGTGATTCCTCCCAGACCGTATCGGGTTTGACCTCGAAAGGCTGAGATTTCCTATTGCCCCCGCATGTACCCATCCGTGCGGGGGCAATCCTTTCCAACGATTGGCAGATGGGTTTTTGATGGGGATTACAGATTATGGCTTCCAAAACTGATAAGAACACCGTTAAGACCGTTCCGGAGATTCCTGACACGCTGGCTGAGTTCGTCGAACAGCACGAGGAACTGGCCGGATGCCCTGAGTTCGTTCCGGCTCATGAGTTCTCCGTGGCGCAGACATGCGATTTCATGGTCGTTGATGCCGTGGCGTCCGACAGTTACGGCGTGTTCCGCAAGAAGACTTCCGATGATGTCGATTCAAGTCTGGCTATAGCCAGGATGGTGGCTGCCAGCGATAGTTTCTTCGAGAAGATCGCCAAGGACGTTGACGCCTACCACAAGTGGGTCACTGGCAGGACTCCGACTGTTCTGGTGCAGGTGTTCACTCTGCTTAACGCATTCTATGGTGCGTCCTTGGGAAAATCCGAAGCGTCAAGGACGCCTACCGGAAATGCAAAGTAGAGCTTACGTGTGATTTCCGTAGGTTCTACAATCTGAATCTTCCCGCCGCCATGCATGAGTATGACGGCGGTTTTCTTTTGACCCTTATCGGCGGTCTTGCCGGCTATGACGAGTCGCTGTATCGGGAATGGTTGCTGAACCATCCTGATGAGCGTGCCCGCGCCGAGTCCGATAGTGATTCCGGTTTGAGTTTTCACGGGTTCACTCAGGATACGAGTCTGCTGTTGGGTATTTACAATCAGGTCGGCTTGCTGGTTTCCGGCACATTGCAGTTCAAGGACGGCAAGCATCCTGAGTTCAAACCGATTATGCCCCCTCACGCCGCCGATGGCGTTGATAGGCGTGTTTCCGCCAACTTCGAGTCGATGAAGGCGTTTCTGGGCATGTGATTGAAAAACAGGGGTTCTTATGGTGGAGTATCTCGCCGGTTCCGTTGGAATTGATATTTATCCGAACACCAAGGGTTTTGGCGAAGAACTCCGCCGTAAGCTCGCCAGGTACGCCGATGACGATTTCGATGTTCGTGTGACGCCTGACGTTGACATGTCTCGTTGGCGTGCGGCGAAAAGGCGTATCGAGGATGATGGCATCGTCCAGAATGTTGAGATTCGTGGCGATGACTCCGATCTGAAGCGTGTGCTTCGGGACATTGATAAACGTAAGGTATCCCCGAAGGTCGAGCTGACAGACGCTTTGCGTGATCTGCGAACGATGCGCAAGCAAGTTCAGTCTTCCGACAAGGCTGTTTCCGCGATGAACAAGCGTATCGCCAATGGTGGCGATGCTTGGCGCAAGGTCACGCTGAAAAGCAAATCGTATCAGGATGCGGTGAAACGCAACACGCGGTTGACCACGGCATACGCGAACAAGCAGATCGACGTTTTGGATAACGTCAAGAAGCACATCCGCAGTATGCAGGATGCGATCGAGAAGGTCAAGCCTCTGGGCAGTTCCAACAATGTCTCGATGGCTCGCGCCAACCGTCTCGTCGAACAGCTCGACAATGCGATGCAGCAGTTGAAGCATGACAGCAAGGCGAACATCCGTGTTGACGTCAACGATGTTTCCGAGGTCGTCAACGTTCTCGAGAACGTGTCCAAGCGTCTGAAGCAGGTCGATGGGATGGACGCCCATGCGAAGGTCTATCTCGACGGCGCGAAAAGCATGGAACGCGAACTTGAAGCGTTGAAGCGGAAATTCCGCAGTCTTCCGAACGACATCGAGACCGACTACCGGTCAGCCATCGACAAGCTGAATCTTGCTGCGTTCCATGCCGGCAAGGACAAGAACTACCACTATGAGGTCAATCTTGATTTGGATGTGACCCGTGCGCGTGAGAAGGCCAAGAAGCTTCAAGAAGATTATAAGAAGCTTGAAATGGACATCGACCTTAAAACGGCTGGTGCCCGTACTCATCTTGCCATGCTCACCCGTCCTCGTTCCGTCGAGATTTACGCGAAACTCCATGCCACTGATTTCGGCAAAATGCTGGATGGTATGACGTATGGCGCGACTGGTCTTCGCGCCGTCAACAACCAATTCCAGAAATTCGTGAATTTCATGGATTCGCTGGATGAGAAGGTTCCATTCTTCTCCGCATTGGGTACCGTGTTCGCCGGTGTTTCCGCTGGCGCTATCAACATGTCCCGTAGCGTGCTTGGTGTCGGCTCTTCGATTGTTTCCATGTCGAAGGCCGCATTGGCCGCTCCTGCCGCTCTCGTCGGATTGGGCGCCGCCTATGCGTCCGTGAAGATGATTTGGGGCGAAAAGGGCGCCACTTGGAGCGAGCAGATCGACATTGCATCCACAAAGTTAGGCAAACTGTCCGACAGCGTGGTTAACGCGTTCTACGGTCAGGCCCGTCCGGCCATTCGCGGATTGGCTGATTCCATTGCCGACACGTTGATTCCCCAAATGTCAACTCTTGCCGACCATGAGGGACGAATCGTCGTCGGCATGACCAAGATGGTCAAGGAAGCCGATAAGACAAGCGTCGTATCCAGCATTTTCAACGATGTGAATAAGTCGTTGACTTATTTGGAACCGGGTGTCGAGAGCCTTGTCAAGGCTTTCCTGAATCTTGGCGATTCAACTAGCCAGTATCTCCCTCGTGCCACACGGTATGTGAGTGAGCTTGCGGATCAGTTCGCACGTTGGGTTGATAATGCTCGCGCGTCCGGTGAGATTGAGAAGTCGATGCAGCGTGTCATTGAACAGGCTGGATATTTGAAGAATTCCGTGAAAGCGCTCATGGGTATTGCTTCCGGCTTGTATTCCGCTTTGGCTGAGGACCAGAATGGCATCCAAAGCTTCTCCAAGGAGTTGCAGAAGGCGGATAAGGCTGTCAATTCGGCAAAGTTCCAAGACACGTTGAAGTCGTGGGCCGTTGGCGCTAAAGTGGCGCAGTCCGCGATGCGTGATTCATTCTCCGAGATTGGTGACGCTGGCTATTCTCTGCGGCATACCGTGGGAAATGTTTTCGGTGATGCCGGTAGGACGATTGCTTCGTTCACGAAGAATGTGAGCCGCCTGTTGAAGAACAGTAGCGGTGGTATTTCCGATTTTTCGTCTGGCGTTTCCAACGGATTCCAGAAGGTGTTCAACGCTGTTGGCGATGTGAGTCCGATGTTCAGCCAGCTGCTTTCGACTGTCGGGCAACTGTCTAAGACGTTCGGCGGCACATTGGCTGCTTCTCTTCGTGCTTCTGCTCCGCTGATTCAGGCTATCGCTACCGCCGCCGAGGCTGTGGCTAAGGCTTTCAGCGCGTTGCCGGAACCGATTCAGGCAGCGTTGGGCGTGTTCGCCACGTTCGGCAAGGCGGGTAAGACCGCTTTGGACACGGTGAAGCTTGCCGTTGTTGAAAATACCATGAAATCGCTGCAATGGCAGAAGGTTCTGATGGAGTTGGGGGTGACTTCCACTGACACTGGTGTGACGTTAAAGAATGTCGCGCAGGGGTGGGTAGCATCCAATCCAGCTGTTTCTGAGTTCGTGTCGAAGGTTAGTTCCGCCGAGGGCGCGATGGGCAAGGTGAAGGCCGTGGCATCCGGTTTGGGTGGAATGCTCGCGTCTACGCTTGCCAGTCCGGCAACTTGGGGCATAGCGGCTGTCACTGCTGCCGTCGCAGCGTATTCAGACTATAATGCGAAGGCCCAAGCTACTGAACGTGCTTCTGAGAATATTGCAACGGCTTTGGGGAAGATTCCTGATTCCGCTGCCGAGGCTTCTGGCGCATTATCGAATGTCGCTTCCGCAATTCAGGATGCGTTCAAGGATGACAATTATGCCGAGACTGGGTTTAATTGGCTGGATGATTGGACTACTGGGTTCAAGAATACGGCTGATGCCGCCGACAAGTTGGGTATTTCGACCACTGGTCTGAGCAAGGCTGCAAGTGGCAGTACGAAGGCTTATAACTCGATGATGAATCAGTTGAAGGCCACGTATGATGCGCATAGCACTTATTCGGCTACCGCGACGCAGAATTATGGCAATGAGGCTGGTGCCGCAAAGAAGCTTATTACCGTGATGGAGAAAGCACGTCAGCAGTACATTGACAACGCTGAGGCCACATCGATTGCCAATGGTCATGCTGAGGGCTATGCGAAAAAACTGATAGAGATGGGCGAGGATTCTGATTCGGTGTCTATCGCCATCGCAACACAGTCTCAACGTCAGCAGATGTTGAACAGTGCCACTCAGAAGTACAACGATATCGTCAACAATCAGCGTACCGCGCAGCAGAACGCTTTGAGCGTCGCTACGGAATACGGTCAGATTTACAACGGTTTGGGTGATTCCATCCAGCGCATCAAGGAATTGGGCGTGCAGAATGTTTGGGATAATGCCGCGAACTCGTTCAACAACATGACCGAGGCTGGACAGTTGGCTCAAACCAGTTTGCAGAATCTTGCAACAACCGGTCATGATTGGCTCGAACAGTTGGTTGCTTCCGGCGCGTCAACCGATGAAGTGAACGCGAAACAGCAGGAATTGTCAACACAGTTCTACGAGACAGCGAAGGCGATGGGCGTCCCGGAGTCGGAGATTCAGAAACTGCAACAACTGTATGGGTTGACTCCTGAAGAGGTCAAGACATTGTTCAAGACCGAAACGGAACAGTCGAAGCAGAATCTGACATCCTACCTATCTGATTTGCGCGCATTGTTCCCCGGCGAGGGCAATACGGCCATCTTCACCACGGTCCTTGACGGTATCAACAGCGGAGCATTGTCCAGCGCGGATGAGGTTCAATCAACCGTGAACAATCTCATGAACAATGCGAGCACAGACGGTTCAGGCAAATACACCATCGTGTTGGACGCAGACGGCAATCAGGCCGTTGTCGCTACCGATGAGGTCAGGAAACATGCCGACCTGTTCAAGAAAGGCACTGATGGCAATGGCTATACGACCAATCTGAAGGCTTCCGATCTTGCTTCGATGACCATTGACTATTTGAAAGGCGACGCCAACGCCTACGGTTCGTTGAGACCCACCGCGTCACTCGGCGCGAGGGACAACACCCAGCCGGCGAAACGCAGTGCTGAGAACACCGCGAACCAGTGGAATGGAAGCACGTATAACGCACAGTTCGGTGGAAATATTTCCGGTAGCTTCTGGGGAATGCTCGGCACTTTGTGGAACGAGGGCAGAAGCTGGGCGAGCAGGACGTTCAACGCTATTTTCGGAACCAAGAGAGGACGTGCCACAGGCGGTGAGGTCGAGGGCGATAATGTGCCACGAACCGGCAGGATCGTCGGACGCGGAACGAACACGAGCGATTCCATCGCTTTGAACGATTCCACCGACGTGTCCACCGGTGAATATGTCGTACGCGCCGCCGCAGTGCATAGCATGGAGGCCCTGTACGGCAAGGGAGTGATGAGCGCCATCAATGCGAGTGGCGACATTCCAAGCCAGTATTTGAAGAACGCGCGTCGTATGACTCGTGTTTCGATGCCTTCCATAGTTTCGGACTATTCGGCGGGTTCTTCCGACGATGTCAAGTTTGAAAGCGGCCCTACATACAACATCACGCAGAACTTCCAATATCCGACCATCACACCAATCTCGGTTCAGACGAATCAGAAGTTGGACAAGGCTGCGATGATCGGCATGTGAGAGGGGAGTATCGTGGCTTTTTCCACGTGTTTCTACAAGTTGAATAATGTTCCTCTTGATTCGGAGAACTGCATCGTCACTGTTGGCTCGACATTGTTGAGCGCCATCAGTGTTGACCGTACCGTTTCGACAGTTCCGCAACGGCATGGTTCCATCCCTTCCGGCATGACGCCTAGGTTTTCGGAACGTCAATTGTCGTTGCAGGTATGCGCTTGGGAGCCTGACGTGCTTGGTGAATCATCCAGGCTGATGCGGTTATGCACGATGCCGAATCTTGTCATGAGTCGGATTATCGATGGTGTCGAGCAGCGTACCCGTGTCGAGTTGACCTCTTTGAGTCCTGATGATTCCAAGAGCCATCCGAACAGGTTTGTTCCGTTCACTGCCGTGTTCGCCATGCCTGACGTGTGGTGGCGTTCCGTCACGCATGAGACCGTCTCACTGCCTTTGAACGGTGGGAAGGTCATGTCCGGCGGTTCGGTGATGCCGTCCGCCGGATACTACACGTTCTGGCAGGGCGTTCCGAACGCTAGTCCGAGTGTGCTTTCCACTCAACTTCCGTATAGTTGCGGTGACGCTCCCATAACAGACATGGTGTTTCGTTTCCCGAAAGGTGTGACGGGCATAACGGTGAAGGATACGGTATCCGGTACCGGTATCACATGGTCTGGCACGCGCGTGGATGCTCGGCCTTACTTGTATTTGGATGCGGGATCGTTGACTGCATGGAGTTCCGATAGTGATTCCGCATGGTCTGGCGGTTCTCAGAACGAGACAGTCGGATTGGATTATCTGCCTTCCGGTAGGTTGCAAATCAATCCTGATGTTTCTGGTGACTACAGGATTGCAGTTAAGGCCACTGGTTCCGGGAATGTGGCGTGCAGGTTTAAGAGAAGCTGGTGGTGATTTCCACTGGCTTCTTTCTTTTTAAGTTGAGGGATGCTTATGGGTAAGACTCTAAAATCTCGTCTTGTCGCATATCAGGCCAATGGAAGCAAGCTTGGATTGCTGCCTGAGCCGACTTCCTATACTGTGTCGTTCACTCATGATGCTGTAGGTGCTTTGACCGTCAGCTATTCGCGTAAAGCTTTGCGTGGTGAGATTCTTGACCGGCGTCTTGAAACCGGCTTGGAAATCGCCGTGGAAGTGTCTGATGGTGGACGCTGGATTGAACCGTATAATGGCCGGTTCGTCATCGCCTCACGTTCAAGGAACGCTTTGGACGTGTCCGACACGGTGTCGTTGACCGGCGTCTCCTACGGGTGGCTGTTGAAGAAGGCTCTGAATCTGGACACGTCCAGATTGGAGACCAAAGGCGACGAGAAAGGCACCCGTAAATTCGCGAACGCGAACGCTGGCACGATCATGCGCACGTTCATGGATGAGAATTGGAATCGTGGCGGCGTGAAAGTTGATTGCAGCCGGTTCACTTCCGGTGCCGATTCCGCTGGCAAACAGTGGGGCTACATGCTGCCGAGCATATATTACGATCTTGGCATTTCCATACAGGACGTGTTGGATTCGCTGGTGAACAACGGCTTATGCGATTGGCGTACCGATGTCCGGCAACTGTTGTTGTGGAACGCCGATAGCGTCGCCGTCTGCCGTGACTTGTCCAAATCGTGTGTGGTGACGCTTGCGCAGGATGTGTCGGAGGCTCCCGATGACGAGAGTATCGACGGGTTGGCTTCCTCGATTCTTGTACGTGGCGACAATATTAATTTCCGCCAGGATAATCCGGACGCTCCGAAGCCTTGGGGCGGTTGGGAATTGTATTCAAGCCAACAGGGTGTGAACAAGAAGGAGACCGCCGAACATCTCATCAAACCGACGTTGGCTAACGCGGCTAGGGTTCGTGGACAGTACACGCGATCCGTGAACGTGGTCGAAGCGTCTTGTCTGCCGCTCATCGATTACACGATAGGCGATTGGATTACCGCGCCTACAGTGGCGAACCGTGAGAAGGTCCGTGTCCAACAGGTCACTTTGCAACTCGACTCGACTGGGTTCAAGGCTTCGCTGATTCTGAACGACAAGAATTATGATTCCTCGGTTCGTTTGACGAAGCGTATGAACGGTATTACCGGTGGTGCTCATTTGGGTGGCGCGTCCGGTGCGATTCCGGCTCCTGAAAAGGACCATCGAGTGCCGAAGGCTCCGCAGAATCTGTCGGCCAATTCCGACGCTTATATCAATGTGAATGGGTATGCGCGTGGCATGGTGACCGCCCGTTGGGATGATGTGACGTTGGCTACTGATGGCACTGCTATGGACATCACGTCGTATGTGGTCGAATATCGTGTGAATAAGAATGGATATGAGTGGCATTCGGCTGGTACTACAACCGAGCACACGTTGTCTTGGTCGAATTTGGATTGTGGTGTTCAGATTCTTATCCGAGTGCGTGCTGTCCCATCGTATTCAGATCAGATGGGCGAATGGTCTAGCGTGTTCGCGTTGACTGTCGCTAAGGATACGACTCCTCCTCCTGTACCGTCTAAGCCGATTCTTTCATCTGAGTTTGGTGTGGTTTCGGTTAATTGGGATGGAAAAACTGCTGATGGTGGTTCCATGCCGATTGACTGGGACAGGAACATTCTTGGCGAACGTTTGACTAATGGTAGTTTCAAGGAGATTGCAGCTGTTTCGACTGGTATTGGCGATTATGTGATTACTGGTTTGACGGCTGGCACGTCTCATACTTATGCGTTTCGTGCTGTCGATCATGCGGGCAATAAGTCTGACTGGTCTGCGATTGCCACTGTGACCGTGGCTTCCGCCGTCTCGCCGGATGAGGTCAAGCAGATTCAAAAGGATTTGGCCGACAATCAGACGGCGTTGAAGGATAATTCTGCGAAGCTGACGCAGGCGCAGAAGGACATTGCGGCGAATCAGCAGGCGCAGGCTGCCACGTCGAAGGAGCTTGAGTCAGCGAAGGCTGACATCAAGGCGAACCAGTCGGCCATCGGCACGGCCAACGCCACGCTGAAGGACAATACCTCCAAGATTGCGCAGGCTCAAAAGGACATTCAAGCCAACAAGTCGAATCTTGACGCGGCGTCCAAGACGCTGGCACAGGCCAAGACCGATTTGACGCAGGCGCAGAAGGATATCGCCCAAACCAAGTCCGATCTGACCACGGCGAATGGTGAGATCAGCAAGGCCAAGAAGTCGGCGGCTCAAGCATATGCCGAAGCCCACTCGAAGAATCACACTTTCCGTGGGCCTGACATGCCGAAGGACAATCTCATCGTCGGCGACCTGTGGCTCAAGACCCAGAAGTATTGGACTCGCTGGCGGGGCGAGAAGAACAACAGCCCGAGCCTCTTGGCTGATTTTTACACCTACTGGCTCGGGACACCCAACGCCAGCCCATCCGTGCTCGTGCCGCTCTCCGACCGCGTTATCGACACGCTTGTCTGGGATGGTGCCGCGTGGAACCACATGGGCTATGCCGACGTGGAGCGCAATGCCGACGAAATCGCTCAGGCGAAGTCCGACATCGCCGATAACGCCGCGAAGACCACCGACGCGAAGAAGACTGCTGAGAACGCCGCTGCCGCCGCGAAAAACGCGCAGGGCACGGCTGACACGGCCACTGGTGCGGCGAAGACCGCGCAGGATACCGCCAATGCCGCCCAGACTGCCGCGAAGAGCGCGACGACAACGGCAGGTCAGGCGAAGAGCGCCGCCGACGCGGCGCAGACCGCCGCCGAGAGCGCGAAGAAGACCGCTGGCAATGCGGAGACGCTGGCCAACACGGCCAACGAATCCGCGAAAGCCGCCAAGTCCGACGCTTCCACCGCCAAGACGGATGCGGCCAATGCCAAGACCACCGCTGCCAATGCGTCGAGCGTGGCGACTCAGGCCAAGGCCACCGCCGATAGTGCGGCACAGTCCGCCACCGACGCGGCCACCGCCGCGAGGAAGGCGAATACCGCTGCCGCTGCCGCCGCTGGCGTGGCGAACGGCAAGGCCGACGTGCTTATCCAGGGCACGGCACCGGCCACGTCGATGCGCAAGGCTTCGACCTTGTGGATTGACACCACGAACGGTGCGAACACGCCGAAGCGCTGGAATGGCAGTGCTTGGGTGGCTGTGACCGACAAGGCCGCTACCGACGCCGCGAATGCGGCTGTCAAGGCGAATGATGCGGCCAAGACCGCTCAAGCCACCGCCGACAAGGCTTCGACCGCTGCCGCCAACGCGGCTTCTCAGGCTAATCAGGCTCAGGCCGCAGCCAAGAAGGCGCAGACAACCGCCGACGGCAAGAACCTCATCTACCGTGGCCCCGACGAACCGAATCATGACGGTCTGAAGCCGGGCGACATGTGGTGGCGCACGCAAAAGTATTGGACGAGGTGGAAAGGCGAGAAGAACAATTCGCCGTCCATGCTGGCCGACTTCTACACCTACTGGCAGGGAACGCCGAACGCTTCACCAAGCGTCTTGGTGCCGCTCGCTGATCGCGTGGTGGAAGTCCTGACATGGGACGGTACGAGATTCGAGCCATTCGACCTCGTGGCGAACAACATCCTCGCTGCTGGAACCGTGGCCGCGAAGCATCTCGCTGCCGACTCCGTGACCGCTGAGAAGGTCAAGGCCAATGCCATCACGGTGGACAAGCTGGCTGCGAATTCGGTCACGACTGAAAAGCTGGTGGCCGACGCGGTGACCGCCACGAAACTCGCCGCCAACTCGGTGCAGGCGCGGAACATCGTCGCACTGGCCATCACGTCCGACAAGATCGCGGCCAATTCGGTGACTACGGGCAAGCTGAAGGTCACTGAGGATATGACGGTGGCCTTGCTCAACGTCCACAAGATTCAGGCGGGCGACATTGCGGCTAATGCCATCACGACCGACAAGCTCGCCGCTGGCGCGGTCAATGCGGATAAATTGGCTGCTAATTCGGTGACTGCTGGCAAGGTGCAGACCAATGCCATCGGCACCGACAAGCTCGCCGCGAATGCCGTCACGACCGCGAAGCTGAAGGTCACTGAGGATATGACCGTGGCGCTGCTGAATGTGCATAAGATTCAGGCGGGCGACATCGCCGCCAATGCTGTCACGACCGATAAGCTGGCCGCCAACGCGGTGAATGCGGATAAGCTGGCCGCTAATTCGGTCAATGCGTCCAAGATTGTCACTGGTGCCATCACCGCCGACAAGCTCGCGGCAAACAGTGTGACGGCTGTCAAGATCGCGGCTGGCACCATCACGTCCGACAAGGTGGCGGCGGGCCAATTCAAAGGCTATGTCTTCACCGGCGCGATATTCCAGAGCTCCGAGGCCGAGAACACCGGCATGAAGCTCAACGGCACCGCATTGCAAATGTGGGACAGCAACCACAATCGCACCGTCTATCTTGACGGCGAAGGCAAGTCGAATCTGCTGACTGGCACGTTCCAAACCCGCACGAGCGGGCACAGGGTGCGCATCAGCCCGGATTATCAGACCTACATCATCGGCGGATCTGAGACTTTCACCGGTGATGGCATCGAATTCCCCGCTTACAACGGGTCCACCGCCTACTTTTCGCATCCGGCCATCGCTTCTGTCATCCAGTCGAATCAGGTCGGCGCGATGGGCGAACTGGACTTGTGGAGCGGACACGTGAGCAAGAACGACCCTGCCGCGTTCATGTCTCTCAGATCGAAGCCGCGCAAGAAAGGCGGTACCGGCAGCGGCGGCGTCACATCCAGAGTGCATGCCGTGGCGAACACGGATTACGACGAGGCGGACGAGAGCAAGAAAAGCAGCGCTTTCCTCACTCTGTCCGGCGATAGCGCGAACGGTTCGGAGTGCTGGCTCGAAGCGCAAGACGCGAACGGCGAGGTCGGAGTCGGCGCGAACATCGGCACCGGATACGTGTATCTCGGCGGCTATCTTGGCGGCATCACGAACCGTTTTACGTTCCATGCCCAGGCTGCGTGGAAGGCGTGGTATCCGAATCCCGGCTCGAAGATTGCGACCGGCGCTTCCATGCAAGTCGATTGCACGTTCAGCCCGACGAAATACGGCCACTATTACGTCGTCGCGAACGCGGATTCACAATGGGCGGGCATCATCGCGCACCCGATGAACACGGGCGGCCAGAGCGGCTTCACATTGAAGCTGTATAACGCCGACCAGCCTTGCCCGGTCGATGTTTACGCGGAATTCCTGGCTTATTTGGTCAAGTGATTGGAGGAAATCTTGTCTGCGACTTTCGAAACGGATGAGAACAGTGGGCTTTGCATTATCCGATGCAATCCGCCCATAAACGGGTCGGACAGTTTCGTCTTCACACCCGATGTGATCGCATCGTGGAAGGCGCTGCTCGGATTGGCCTCGACCCGTGAGGCGATCGCGGCGATCATGCAGGGCAGGGAGGACACGAGCCGGTATGACCCGAAGACCGGCAGGGGCGTGTGGACTGGAGCGTTCGAAGCGTTGGAATCGGCTTTAACGGATTCCGCCACCAGTGTGAGCATGCTCTCAGCCGATGGGGAAGTGTTGGACGATCCGCTGACAGCCGCACGCAATGAGACGCGTGCGGGGATGCGATTGCCGGTCATGTCTAATGAGACCGACGCGAGGCTCGTGGCCACGCTTGCTGCGGATGATGCTGGCGTGGAGCCGTCCAGCGGCATCGACACGGCCTGCACACGGGATGTCGACGGATTGGATGATTTCCTCTCGGATGAATCCAGTCAGGCGATGCTGGACGAGTGCGAGGAACGCTTCTACGCGTCGCTCATGCCAAGACAAAACCAACAGAATTAAGGAGATTGATTATGGCCGATGTGACCACTGAGACCACTACCGATACCGTGCCTGCCGTGACGCCCGCCGAGCCGTCTGGCGTGCTTGATTTGCGTCCGCCGAAGGAGTCGGTGCGCGCGGAATTGTGCCGTTTGGGATTGGAGTTTTCCAGCACTGACGGCACTTCCGAATCGTGGCGTGATTACCAGCGTGGCGTGCTTGCCACCTTCGATGATTCCGGCGCGTCCGTCACTTTGACGGACGTGAAGACGAATCTCGGACGTACCTTGACACTCGACGAGCTTAAGGCCGTGACTCGTATCGACACGATGACCGCCGCAGACTAACCCGGCATTCCAATTTTTTCAACCCCTGCAATCCATACGGATTGCGGGGGTTTCGTATTTAAGGAGACATTTTGACTCAGATTCCGGCCGACGCGAACGACGTCATCGACACGCTCTCCGCGCAAATCGGCACTCTCAACAAGCAAAACGCAATCCTGACCAGCCAACTCGCGGCGGCCATGAAACTGATCCCGCAGGACGTGCTCGACGCAACCAAGGGGGTGGATGATGACATTGAGGATTAACTGGTTCCCCGACCCGAACATCACGCAGACGGTTAAACCGTATGCGCCGAGCACCGTGAAAGTGGATTTTCCGGTCGTGGCCCGCAGGAACTGGCTGCGCGCGACCGTGCTCACCGTTGGAGACGGTTACGCGCAGTATCCGCTGCAAGGCGACCGTATTCCACCGGCTGGAACCTACCACGTGCACTGCTGTGCCTTCGCGAAGCACGCCAACGCATTCACCCGCGTCTACATGAAGGTCGGTGGCAAGTATACGGTGCCATTGCAAAAAGAAATAGCGGATGGCACGACGGTCGATGTCGACGGGACCATAACGATTCCGGACGGCTGCGAGGAACTCATCATCCGCACCACAGCAGGCAACGTGGTCGGCGCGATAGGCATGATGAGCGATATTCTCATCGAACGTGCCGACACGTACGACGCTGCCGTGGGGGGGCTTCCGGGCTTCTTCACCGGGGACACGATGCCACGCGATTAAGGCGATTCGTCGGGCGGGTGATGTCCGATGATGGTCACGAACCTATGCACGAGCCCATCCTCGACCATCACCCTGAAAGCCGACAAGTGGGTGAATATCACGACCCTTCCGAGCGTGAATGGGGCGACATATCAGATCAGCGTCGAGGTGAACGTCACAGGCGGCACTATCTCGATAATCGGAGCGGATGGCGACATCAACGCAAGACAACGTGTCAGCTACAAGATGATCATCAACAATTCCCATCCGATATCAATGAGTTATCACGTCAAGTCAGGCAGTCCGACCGTCACAGTGACGAACATGCTCATCTGCACGTGGGACGAATACCAGGCGAACAAGACCCTGCTCGACAGCATCAAATATTTCAACGGGGATACGATGCCGCGCGCCTAATCCCTATGGGGGTGGTGGCATGACTCTCATCGTTAATCACTGCGTCATGCCGAAAGACGGTGTGAGCGTCAAGACGACG